AATCGGACTTCTCATAATAACTTCAAATTATAAGGGGCATCTGGGCAAACAACCCAAATGCCCCAAATCAAGAATAAAATGAGTTATTGTAAGGCGAGTTGGTTATCTCGGTCTGCGCTCACGGCGACGGCGACGGCCCTCTTCTGGTGCATCGGCAGGAGCCTCATTCTCCTTGTTCTCAGGCTCATCGTCATCGTCCTTGGTAGCTGGTGCTTCTGCTTCCTTGTTCTCAGGCTCGTCATCGTTATCATCAGACGGTCTTGCACGTCTTGCACGGCGGCGGCCACCACCATCTGCAGGAGCTTCATCGGCAGGCTTCTCTTCCTTCTTAGGCTCTGGTTCTGGTTCGGGTTCAGGCTCATCTTCCTTGTCAACCTTCTTACCCTTAGACGGTGCAGTTTCCTGCTCATCGAGCAAATCTTCCAGCTCATCCAGCAGGTCCTGATTGCTCTTGCTGTGAGAAACACGGAGGTCAAGGCCGTTGTCCTTTGCGAACTTGGCAATGTCAGCACGGAGGTCCTGATACTCGTCGCTGTCAGACGGCAGGTCTTGGTCAACGATAGCATCATAGCGGTCGCAAAGATCATCGAATGTAAGTTCACCCTTTCCGTCACCATCGCCATCCTTAGACTTGTCAGCCTTGGAGAGGTCGAAGCTGCTGGTGTCATCCTTGGGCAGTTCGCCGATAAGGGTCTTGAAAGCATCCTCAAAGTCTTTCTCCTTGGTAACTTCCAAATCGTGACGCTCATCATACTGCTCCAGGAACACCTTGGTAGCCTCTGCCTGATACTTAGTGTAACGATAGATGACCTCATTGATACGAGGCATATCCCACAATCTCTGCAACTCTTCCTCAGTCAGGTCGTAGTTGCTGGAAGCCTTAGTAGTCTTAATGGCGAACTTGTACTCAGTCTTGCCATTGTTGTTCTTACGTGTGATAGTGACTGGATAGGCATTGTTGAAAGAAGAGATAGGACACGGCTGCTTCTCGTTATCTTCCAGCAGGTCATTCCAGAGGTCAAGCTTGGCATCGTCCATGTCACGATACTGGCTGTAGCTCTGCTGATAGAGCTGCGGACCCTTATTGCGGTGGTCAAGGTCAAGCACATACATACAACGGAGCGACTGCCACTTCAAACCATGACTGAATGAGTTGCTGGCAATCAGGTCGAGCACTTCCTGATCATCGGCATACAGCTCCTTGGCAATCTTAACGTATGTATCAATAAGGTCGATTGACTTGCCAACACCCTTCTGAGTGGCATTGATAACGGGGATATTGATGACCTTGGGCTTTCCGTTCTTTCCCTTGCCAGGAACCTGAATGTCGAGGAACATCTGTTTCAACGGATACTCATAGCCCTTGCGGTCCATTTCCAGAAGTTCACCGTTATCGCCCATAACTGGAGCAAGCGGCAAAACACGAATCTGATACTTTCCATCTTCGCCAGTACGGAAACGCTCAATCTTCGGAGCACCCTGTTCTGACTTGGCCTTTGCTTCGGCCTCCTGATAACTTTCTTGAACCTGACCAAAAATACCAAATAGGTTCAATTTCTTTACTTCTTCACTCATCTTAAATAATTACTTATTATTCTTGGATGAGAGGAATCTGCACCAGTCCACCTGCTGATTGAGGTAGGCTTGACTATAAAGCCCTGCGTTCTCTGGATTCTTCAACTCCTTATTCTCAGGAATTTCCAAATGCCATTCGCTTCGGGCAAATTCGACAACTTTCTCAATAAATTTGCCGACATCAACTGACTTCTCGCGCTTTAGGTCGCAATACTCATATCGCTCACCATTGATAGTACAGGTATGAATAGGCGCGAACTCATCTTCAAAAAACCTGTAGAGAGATTCGGTGCTTGGGTGGTCTGGCAACTGGTCAGAAATCACTTTCAACAGCACGGAGAACAAATACGTCAAATGTGGAAGAACTCTATTAGGCTGGTCATCGACAATAAGAAATCTGAAACTCTCCCCGTCGGGTAACTTTGCCAAAGCTGCATCCAACTCATGCTTGAATAGGTTTCCCGCTATCTTGCGGAATTTACCTTGACCCTTAATCATTACGTTTTTCTCATCTTATTACTTGGTTAGTTCAACATAAAATTCAAATTCTGGGTGCAAAGATAAGCATTATATTTTTATTCTGCAAGAATTTTGAGAAATATTTTATGTCAATAATTCTTAAAATGATTGTAACTCGTTTTCTCTCAATTACTTAACATATTAAACGCAAAATGAACCAAAGTTAAACGCTGGAAGTCTGAGGTGCTGAGAGATTTTTAGATGGTCTCGCGTGTACCTTATATATGCCTATTCGCTATCAGAAAGTTTTTTGCAAATTTTTCGCCAAAAAATTTGGAAGTTCAAAAAATAATGCCTACCTTTGCCCTCGCTTAGATGAAGTGACGAGCATCCAGGCAACGACATTTTGAAGCCTGGGTGCAAGCCCTGAATAAGCAACAGAATCCGCAATGCCTCTCGTCACAATTCGGCAAAGCGGTTTTCTGTTTTTATACAGTTGCCCCAATTTGTTCAGCAACACATTCGCCTCTGTGCTTTCAAGGAGGCTCTTTTAATTAAACTTTCCAGTTCCAAAGTTGGCTATGCCGAAAACTGGTGGTGGACGTTGCCTGTGGAGGAAACCAGACCATGAAACTATTGAAAGCGACAACAGCAAGTAAAAAGACAGTCCTTAGTTGAGGTTAAATCCGTACAGTCCTCTTGGGGTTAGCCACCCCATATATAAAACTGTTCAGTTGTGCAAGATATATGCCATGTATAAAATCCTGCTCTGTCCGTCCCTCCTGACACCAGGTGCTCATCCCCGAAAGGGTTTCTAATATATGGTATGAAGGTTAGGTCCGGCTGGAGTGATGGCCAGCACTTGTGGCAGCTATGATAAACAGAAAAGATGATTCATTGACTTGGATCGGCTGGAAGAATCAGGAAATTGACCATATTTTCTCTTTCTTTTTATCTTTTTCTTTTATCGCTTCGCTCTCTTTTTATAGATGAGTATAAAGGGGGAATTGTATAACATAGCCAAATTGTTACTTATATGATAACTGATGTAAAAGAGTTTTTGAAAAAGAATGGTCAATGCTATATTGTTGTAAGGGGATTTATAAGAGAATCAAATCTTGCAAAATATGGTGATGATTTAATGCGTATTGGTTTGGTATATAATATTTTGCAAAATGGAGGTCCAGCCATTATAAAAGATGGCGATACGTCTTTATTGTTGAACGAATCTGGCCTTTACAAAAGATTCGGAACAACTGATTTAGATATTATAGAAAAGACAAATTGGATTATCCCATATTCTTTGAAAACATTGCGATTATGCCAAACAAAAATGCAGGCAAAAAGAATGACTAAAAGGTTTTTGAACAAGAAGAGGTCTGAACAAGACAAATGGGAAAAAGATACAAGAGAAAGATTGTTGAAAGAATCCACTAAATCAGAAAGATATTTGTATTCTAATATGCCACAAGAATTAAAGCGTTCTGCTCAAAAACAATATAAAATTCATGTCGGCAAAAAGATATACTTTCTTGATTTTTACTTACCAAAATATAAAATAGCAATTGAAGTTGATGGTGGTTATCATTCAACTCAGGAACAAATAGATAAAGATGACGCAAGAGATTCAGATTTAAGAGACATTGGAATAATAACAATGAGAATACCTAATGAAGATGTGTGGTCATTAGATAAGAGACTGGAATTTTGGAATCGAGTTGTAAGATGCGCCACACACAGAAAACTTGATAAATAATTCTTAAAATCTGGAATAATCGTTGGTTGTTTCAGATTTTCTTTCTATCTTTGCACCAAGTTTGATGATAGCATATTCTTTTATTTTATTCGTGATTATTATTCTATCATCATATATCTATGTGGAGCAAGGAGAAAAGACGCGCCTACCAGCGTGAATACGATAAGCGGCGATACCAAGATGACGCTGCATATCGTGAAAAGAAGAAGCAATACTATCGGGAGCACAAGAAAGAGCGCACATCGTATAACAGCGAGTACCGAAAGAGGAACGCAGAAAAAATACGTGCCTACCAGCGCAATTATCATCGTAACATGAGACAGAGGGCTAATGACACTGGAAGAGAAGAGGAATAAGAGACAACAGTATCAAAAGGCTTACTACAAGTCTCATAAGGAAGATTATCGTGAATATGCCAGACGGTATAGGTTGCGCCATCCTGATCGAGTGCAGGAATCCAAAGAAAGGTTCCTGGAAGCTCATCCAGACATCAAGCGCTCCTACAAAAAGCCGACCAAGAAGAAACAGCGTGAATACCAAAGGAGATACAGACGCAGGCATCCAGAAAAAATCTCTGAGAAGAACCGTAAGTGGCGTGAAGAGAACCGTGACAGGATGCGTGAGTATTATCGTAAGTATCGGCTGGAACACCCTGAACTAAAGGAAAAGAACAAAAAGTATCAGACAGAATATCGTAAACTCTTAAAAGACGAAGAATGAAATTTTCAGAAATCATTGATGGCCTGAAAGAGGGCCACATCTACCAGCGTAACGCATGGGATGGAAACAAAGTCATTATGATGCAGATACCAGCTGTCATACCAGCTGATGTCGTACCAAAGATGACAAGTGTGCAACCAGCTTTGAAGCAGTATCTTAGCACCGTCGGTTCTGGTGCCATCAGTTACCATGACCAGGTACTTATCGTCAACATGGTCGATGATGCCAATGTCGATGCACAGGCAACTTATTACATTCCCACATGGGAGGATATATTTGCCGATGACTGGAGAGTGATGTAAACAGGACTTGTTGCCATAGAGCGGAATGACGGCTGGCAGCAATCAAGCATATTTCTTGAAATGAGTGGTCTGCTGGCCGTCAGGAAGCCATAAAACAAAGAAGCTGGAGTGTTACTGCTCCAGCCTTTTTGTATGCGTCAGACGGTCTTTTATGTACCTCAGTTCGTCATCTAAGTCAAAGTCCTTTCTGTTTGGAGTGACATAGCCGTATTCCCTAAAGTCCATCAGTGCCCTGCGAAACTTCTCTGTGCGGAAAATCGGGTTCTCCGACATATAGGCAATGCTCTCCAGAAAATCGGCTGTGACGTTCAGACCCTTGGCAGGCTTCATATCCATGATAAACTGCCACTCGATAGGGCACTCATGCTTGATGAGATACCCTATCGGTGTCTGCTCAAAGGTACAGCGTTTGTTCCTATGCCTTTTTACCTTTGCCTTTCTTCTCTTTCGGGGTCTCTTCCTTGGCGGGTTCCTGAGTATCGGCTTGTTGTTCTTGCTCAACTGGTTCAGGCTCCTTGGTTCCGGCAGCTGGATTGTTATCATACTGCTTCACTTCTTCTTGTTTCTGCTCTGCCTCTGCCTTTAGCTTGTTGGCAAAAGCGTGATCACTTGCTAAATTGATAATTTTCATTGTCGTAAATATTGTTGGTTATTTTAACTATTATGATGCACCATGATATTGTGCTGCAACCAATATACCACCTTCAAAAGTCAATTCCAATGATGTTCCAAAAGAATTACCAGATGGAAGTGGAATAACTAATGATCCGTATGATCGTCCAGTAGAACCATTGCATACAAATGATCTTGAAGAAATCACATCTGCAACTAATGAAGATGCAGTTGCATTACCAATATTTAAACCAGTAACAACAATTGATGTTGCATAAATTTGTTCGTTACACGATATTTGTGGAACAGATAGTGTTCCAGTCACAGACAAATTACCAGAGATTGTACCACCAGTCTTTAACAGGTAATTTGATAAACTTGATGATGTAGCGTATGTGTTATTATCAACACTACCATCTGCCTTTAGGAATTGAGAAGAAGTGCCACCTGACTTTACCAAAGATGTGGCTGTTATAGAGCCATTAACAATAGTATTACAATTAACATCTAATCTACCAGCTTGGATTCCAAGATACCTGTCAATTGATGTGAGATATAATTTTGCCTGTCCTTCTAAATGGCCAAGTGTAATACCACCACCATTTAATGTAAGGTAATAATCTCCATAATGCATTGTGCCACCATCAGCAGACAAATAATTGCTCAATGCAGAAGAAGTGACGTATGTATTACTATCAACCGACCCATCAGCCTTTAGGAATTGAGAAGAAGTACCACCATCTTTGATGAATTGTGTTGCTGTTATTTTAGCTTGACAAATCACATCACCAGTCAGCGTACCACCTGTCAATGGGAGATAACCACTCATTGCAGCGGCAGCTTGACTTAATGCTGCAGCAGTTGCTAAATCAGATAATGCTTTTGTACCGCCACCACCAAGAAGAATAAACAAATCACTGGAAGTTGAATTGATGATTTTGCTTGCAGTCAACTCACCAGAAATTGTTGTGTTACCTCCAATAGTTGCTGTTGATTGTGTCGTTAAGGCACCACCGATAGTAGCGGCACCATTAACCGTAATTGTACCGGCAGTGAATCCATTAGTAATCTCAGCACTATCGGCAACCAACTCACCAGTGAATGTACCATCATGGGCATTTATGTCACCAGTAAATGTGCCGTCTGCTGCATTGAGATTGCCAGTTAGCGTTTCATTGACACCTGAGATAGTTCCTTGCACATTGAGGTTTGTGCTAACCACAATATTACCAAGAACACTGATATTGCCGTCAACGGACAGATTGACGTTACATTTTAAGTTGCCAGTCAGCGTACCACCAGAAAGAGGCAGGTAATCATCCAATGCAGATGCAGTAGCATAGCTTGTCTCATCAACACTACCATCTGCTTTCAAGAACTGACTGGAAGTACCGCCATCCTTAATGAATGATGCAGCAGTAATGTCACCCTCAACAGTCGCATCACCAAGCAGCGACAAATCTTCACCAGTGATCGTGCCGCCAACAGTTAAGCTGCTTCCAGAAATCGTTGTGCTGTCACTTCCATTCACGAATACAAGTGAAGCACCGTTGTTCATCGTGCAGCCTGCCTTTGGAACATAAATGTCGGCAACTGGCACATGGTTGATTTTCAGGACAGCAGTATCAATCTCATCAGCAAGCAGCGAACCGACATGACCAGGAGTACCGTTGTTCATAATGCAGTAATGGTCAAAGTAAGCGGTTCTCAGATTCGGGAAAGCATAGTTGCCACCACTATATACTGCAGCAATGAAATCGGTGCCACCAGTATTGTCGTAGTTAATCTGGACGGCTCCAGAATAATCGTTATACTGGTTGTCTGAATCGCCGTTGAAGTAAGTGATAAGCGGACCAACACTGACTACGGCATAGATACCGATAGTGCTGATGTTGTTGGTTGTACCACTAAAAGCAGCAACCTTGCGAATCTTACCATTAAGCCACACATATCCCTCAGTAACGGATATTGTATATACGCCATTATTTTGAATGACCGTAATGGCACACCCAGATATAACAAAATTCAAGCCGCAATCCCTGAACAATTCGGCTGGTGACAATGCCAGTTCTTGAAGATTGTGCATATCCTCATTGAAAACGTAGCGGCCACTGTTTCTACTGCGATACTCTTTCATATTGTATTATATTTTTAATTTTCGTTTATCTCTATGACGTACTTTCTGAACGATGTCTTGTAATAGTCGATGATTGCCATAATCTCAGCTGCATACTGCTCTTCCGAATAGCTGGCATCCACTTTCAGTTTTGGAGCATGGATGGTGATGACATTGGTCTGGTTGCGCTTGCTGAAATCTCTGGTAGGCTTCGATATGTCATGCTCATCCTCAACCTCATCATTATCGAATATCTTGACACCGACCATCTTGAAGAAAGCTATCTCGCGGTAATTGAAAGCCATCAGGTTCTCAATCTCAATCTCCTGATCAATAGCAAAGGAATCATTTGCACTGTAGAAATGGCTGTTAAACTTGTAGTTGAGATACCAAATCAGCACATCGGTCTGAGAAGTTATCTTGGTTCTCAGAATCATGTCATAGGCCCATTCAAGGAACGACTTATGCAGATTGATGAGCGGACTGGCAACAGCTTCCAGGAACAAGTACATTTTCCTGCCTCTCATATAGAAAGGCAGGAGCCTGCTGATTATTTTGGAGTTGCTTATCTTGTAGATGTCTGTTGTCATTGTTAAAGCTGTGAGTTACCGATAAGTGTGATGTTCTCCAGATTGATGGTTGGTTCACCCTCTTCATCAACATAGCCGATGTAACCGCTCAGAGGACGGTACTGGCCAACAATGGTCTCAGGGCTGTCATACTGGCCACTGAGAGAGTTATAGGAACGTGCCTCGATAACAATGCCAGCGTCAATACTGGTGATGTTAGGAACGGCTTGAATGGCATCTATGAACGACTGGTAATAGACGAATGAGTTGTATTCCAGCGTCTTTGCATAGTTGACGAGTGACTGGTGAATGGCCTCCAAAATGCTCTCTTGGGTAGCGTATGTGTCGTTGTAATAGATAGCCACACCATTCGGACATTTCAACGTAATCAAATCACCAGGAATACTTACGCAATATATCTTTGAGCCGACAAACTTGATGGACTGGATATAGCCCTTGAAAGAACTCATTTCAGCACTTGACAAAGGCATATAGGCCATACCGTTTGCGATAGAAGCAGAATCGGCATTGTTCTTGCAGACTTTCAGGATAATTGAATCGTTGGTGTATTCCTGGTAGGCTGCCTTTGCCACGATTCGATGCGTCGGATCAACAGTCTCATACTCCAGCATGAAGGTGTTTTCATTGAATCCGAAGTTGTCGTTACTGTTGTTGGCAGAATTGTACTGGAACTTGTAGGCCATAGTCACATACCAAGCTGGTGTGCCGTTGATACGTGCTGCTATCAGCTTGGCGATATTGACTTGAAAAGCATCCAGAATCGTCTCATACGAATAGATAAGCACGGCCATCACATAGGTCATCAGATTGATAACCGACATCTTACTCTTGGTACGTCCACTATCCAGTTCAGTTATCTGGAGATAGTTGTTACGAGTGATAACCGCCTCGCTATATATTTGGCTTATTGTTCTGCTCATGTCCTTATAATTAGTCTGTTGATTGTTGTATTTGTCTGCATATCGCTATAGAAATCACCAGAGACCTCTATTTCAGTCAATGGGTAATAAGTGCCGCCAATACCACGCAAGTCAAGCATGGAGAAACCTATATCACCGTAGATTTTGATGATGTGGGTGCCGGCATCCTCATAGCAGTGCTCCAAGAATGTTCTTGTACTCGTCACCACACACATTTCTGGTATGGAGTTGTCACCCCAATCCACGATCATCACACCAAGCTTTTTGAGGTTATATGTGAAGTTGGAAAGATTGCCAACTTGTCTGACCACAAGTTTTGGCATATACAGACGGCTTGGAACCAATGTCAGATTGGTCATCAGCGCATAGTTGCCACCTTCAATGGCTGGAATGTTTGCCTCTGTGACCTCTGCTATCCAGATGCTATGAGTATTGATGTATTTGAGGAAATCTTCAATGTCTTTCTCACTGGCAGCACCAGCGGAATAACGTCCCATTGTGGGCCATAACCTGAAAGCGTTCTTTGCAATTGCTAAGTTGTACTGCTTGGCATAGGCTTTGGCATACTTTTCTATATCGTAATGATAGTAGATGTTCTCGCCATTCCTAACCTTGACACCATTCTTCTCCAACCAGTTGGCAATGTCCTTATTGACGGCAAAGTTATCGGTATAGTTCAGTTCCGTACCAGCTTCCAGAGTGTCGTTCAGTGATAAACCAGTCTCATTGATAGCGTCCTGATTGGAAACCACCAAGTCAAACAGGCCCTCGATACCGCCATAAAGCTTCATGGCAATATCAAAGATGTTCTCACCGTTCTTAACTACATACTTCCCCATCCTTGCGCTTTCTTGGTTTTCTTACTGGCTTGTTGTCCTTGTCATACTGCTGCGTGAGCTTTGCAACCGCACTGGCACCAGCACCAGCACCCACCAGATATGGGAGTATATTAACCCACCAATCAGGAGTTTCAGCACCAGTTCTTATCAGTTCAGCTTGTATGGCAGCAGCGGTCATGCCGATACTCATAGCAATCTTGATGATTCTGCTGAAAATAAGCGGTGTCTTGGCTCTCCAGCGGTCACGCAACATGATAAACAAACTCTTTATTTTAGCCATTGTCTTTTTTTAATAATAGTTTCAATTGCTATTCAAAGATTGAGGCAGAACCGATTAATTTGCAATAGTCGTTTTACCTTCAACTCATTGTTTTGATGTCAGGTGTGACAGCAGACAAGCATAGACACCATTGTAATCATGAAAATAACAAAAATAATCTTTCTCATATCGTTAATTTTATATATGTTTAATCCATGCAAAATGCTTTCGTGTTTTAAGATAATCACTACACCATTGATTATTATAGGCTTCACGCTCAAATGCGTTGTAATAGCCCTGTATTAGATATAACAGTCCGTAAAGATAATAATACAGTGGCAATGCCAATAGCGACCACCATTTACAACCAGCAATGACAAGGGTGGCAGTAACCAGAACGGCAACAACAAGTATTTCTTCCTGTTGACGCAAATGAATCTTCTCATGGCGATCTATAACATCACTCCATCGTCTGCCATTGCGAATAATCACAAATGGCCATAATGCCATTGCATTTGAGTCTTTTCCTAACGGAAATAAATCTGAATGAACAATTAACTCCATTTTAATCATTGTTTATGTTCGTATATTCAATAAATTCATCAGCAATATTCTTGGCAAATCTTCTCCATGCCTGCATAGAATCCATGTCGGCCTTATTTTCGTCATTATCTGGATCAAGCAGATAATTGTTGATGGTGGCCTCCATCTTGTCTCTTGGATATTTGTCAACAATAACAGCATTGATAATATCGTCTCTCGTTGGTATTCCTGGAGGTAATATGACGCTGCTCGACAAATTCTCTCCATCCTCGCTCTTGCCAGTCGTAAGATAAACGATTTCGTACAAAGGTTGTGCGAATTTTTTGCCAATCCTTATTTCTGCGATGTGTTTTGTTACCATGTCTCTTGAATTTTATTGTTGTTTGTATTTTATATTTCCTTTTTATTGAAAAGAAATTGCATCTTTTCTTATAATAGACAACTTTCCATAGGTAAGTATATTTTCTTAGATACCCTCTGCGTATGCCGAAAGTGTTGTTGTGTACCATAAACCCCATCAGTGAGTTCATGGACCTTATATGTTTTCCCATTTCGAAGGCTTCTTCATCAGACACAACGTCTTTCTGGCAAAGTATTTCACAATATCTATCGGCCAGCATAAGCCTTGCCGATATATGATTGAGAAGGGTGTTGTTAGAGTATATTCTGTCCGGCCTTACTACATTACCCAGAAACATTACGCCATGACCTATTGATTGAAGATAAAACTTGTTGTCATTCATTTTTAGGTGAAGCGTTTTTGTAATACGGCTCCTTATAATTGGAATTATCTTCACCATTTTCTTTCGATCATTGCCAATCATCAAAATGTCATCCACAAACCTTATGTATCTGCCGCCCATTTCTCGCATAATGCCATTCAACCAATTGTCAAACTCGTTCATGTAGAAGTTTGCAAATAGTTGGCTGGTAAGATTTCCGATTGGCATACCGATGGTGGCCTTTGCTTTGAATAATGTTTTGTTTGCTGGAAGTCTGTCAAAGAGTTTTGCGTCACCACGCTTTTCACATAATATCTGAGGTGTGTGCATGACAGTTGTCTTTGCAAGGTATGTCAGAATTTCCTTGTCATTTCCGAAATAGTTTTGCTCAATGAAATCACTGAGCATCTGCCATAGTATTTCTTTGTCTATTGACATGAAGAATCCACTTAAATCAAGCTTCATAACGTATGCTGGCCTTGTCTGGTTGGCACTGACCTCCATCATGTGACTCTTAGCTGTTTCTACAGCACGCAATACTCCATAACCCTTTCTACAATTAAACGACAAATCGCCCTGGCTGACGAATCGTTGCTCAAAAAGTGGTTCAAGCCTAATACATATCCAATGATGAACTATTCTGTCTCGAAAATCAGCAGCAAAAACCTCTCTTAATTTTGGTCTTGTAACACAAAAACATATACTTTTGCTGGGTGTGTATGTAAAATTGTGAGCTTCAAGTGCAAGTCTTAGAACGTCCTCTTCACCACCGATTCTGTATTTGCAACACTCTTTCGATGAAAGTTTGCCTCTGAGACAGTCTCGATAAGCCTCTATCCATGAAACCTTTTCTTCACCATTAAGTGCGCACACAGGCCGAACAATGTTGCTGTTGTTCTTGTTGTTGTTGTTGTTGTTGACAACACCAGAACCACCATTGACGTTCCAAGCGTTATTGGCATTGTACTCAGTGCTGCTCCAGTCTGCGTTACCCACGACTGTCTTGGTCTTAACTAATCCCCTTACCAACGGACGGCAAGAGGCGATAGTGCGGGGTCCATTTATTGATAGAAGAATACTTGTCCTCATAATCGTAATCATTTGGAAGGTATGTGTATGTTATGAATAAGACCGCCTCCAGTTATGGAGGTTGTTGTCAATCTTCATAATGCGCTCATAGAACTCTGCTTCTTGATTCGGAGTAACAACACGTGGTAAACGTGCTTCGGATAACCTACACCACAAACGGAATATGGCTTTGACCTCATTCATGTCGTCTGCGATTAGACCCATATACTCCAGCTTCTTAGCAGAGTTCGTATTATTAAGACAAGCTTCTGCTATTCTCAGTGCATGAAACACATCACTATGAATCTGCACACACAACACTTCCCAAGAACTTGTTTTTGGAATACGTGCCGTGAATGAGGATAGCCACACATACAATGATTCGATTTCACGATAGATAGGTGCTTTCTCAGCTTTGCTCTTTCTGCTCACAATTTATATTATGATTTATTTTAGTTTTTATTTTTCTTTTAATTAGCGGCGGCTTTTAAATGCCGCCGCTAAAAGTTGATGAAACTAAAATGCGCACACAGGCCGAACAATGTAGCTGTAGAGCTTGTAGTAGCTGACGAGGACAACACCAGAACCACCATTGACGCCCCAAGCGTTAGAGGCATTGCACTCAGTGCTGCTCCAGTACCAATCACCTGAAAATGCCATTAAGCCAGCAGCCTTTGCCTCTTTGAACGGGGAAAGGACGCTTGCATCAGCATTTCTCAACCAGTAGAAGATGGCACGGGCCAATTCGCCACTGCTTGGCAGGAACCATTTGTGAGCCTTAAACTTGTTATGAAGTGTCTCATACTCCTTGACGGTCGGCTCATAAGCAAAACAATAACTAAACGCTGGGTAATAATATTCCCTGTAGTTGTTGTTGTTATTGTTGGCAGCGATAATGCTTGCAATCAGTGAATCCAATGACTCCTTTTCAGTGGTTCCAGCACTGGCTGCTGGCACACCAAGTGCAGGTGTCGAACCATTCAATATTCTGTTTCGTAAGCGCATAATCATAATGGTGTTTCGATAACCCAATGGGTAGTATTTGCCCTCTTCAAAATGGGCTACACCAGAACCCTCGGTATCATAATCATGTTCCACATTAGACTTGTAGAACATATCACCTTCAGCGGTTCCAGGACGGCTGACGAAACCATTGTTATCATTAATGTTAGCTTCATTCCAATAATTCGTGTTCGTATCTTTTGCCGTGAAGTTGTTGGTATTACCATAATTACTTAAAGGCGTATCATAAGCACTTTCACCGCTTGGAACAGTAACTCCACTGACATTATTACTGAAAAGCCCCCATTGGTCTGATTTCAAATTCCTTAAAGTAATCAGCTCCTTAATACCATTTTCATTGATAAACAGCATGCCGACAATGGTCTTTGAACTGATTACTTTCTTGCTGAAAGTACCATCACAATAAATGTAGTCACCAAGGTCTGCTTCTCTATTGTGCATGATAAGCTCTAATTCATCGGTAAGCACATCATCATTTAATAAAGTTACAGTACATGTCAATGTTACCTTTGCGTTCTCATTTTCGCCAATACTATTGACTGTCAAAAGTCCGTTATTGTCAATGGTGGCATAATTACTATTTGACAGTGACCATTCAACACGCTTTATATAGCTTGCATATTGATCGAAGGAGCCATTATTCATTGGCAAATACCTAAACTGATATGTACCAGTTTCTGTAATTCTGTCAGCAACACCATCACAGAATATCTGAATTACAATTCCAGAATTAATAGTGTATAGATATGTGATGTAGAGGTCGTTGTTTTCGTCATCAACTTCACCAAATGAACGCATAAGTTCAAATTTCTGGTCAGTGGTCAATTGTCCGTTGTAATCTATTCTACCATTAATCACAACACTGTTCGGATTGTTGTATTTCAAATTAGCAAGCCATAGCAAGAAGTCAAGTTCACCACTTTGTAGCGTAATATTAAGACCTATAAGCGAAATAGTGTTCAAGCTGACAGATTGACCTCCTACATAAGCGTTGTAAATTGTATTTACAAGACCCAATATATCAACTGGTGTATTATTGATTATGACACTTTGCAGATATGAGACACCAGCAATACTGAACACACTGAGATTAGACAAATTCTGCAATTGGAGTTGGTTCAACGACTCAGGCAAATACAACGTGCTTAATGCTGATGTCTGCGGAAGTCTTACTGATGTAATCGTATCGCCACGCAAATCAATAGTCTGCAAACGTGTGCATTGTCTTAAATCTAATTCACCAGTAAGAGTATTTATACCCCTCACAATGAACTCTACAATATTGATAGCAGACACAGTAATCCTCTGTGTCACAAATAGATTATTGTTTATGCCATCCACATTCACATGCACTTTCCTTAATCGCTTACCAGCAAAATCAAAGGTTGTCTGCTGACTGGCACTTAGTGGTATATTCATGTCGCCAATCTCAGAATAGTAGTCAATGCCACGAATCGAAATAGTGGTGTCACCGTCGTTCTGGAAAGCTTTGTAGGCAAATGACTGTCCTTTTGGAACTCTTACCCTATAAGCAACATTACTTGCTTCTTTAGTTGAACTTCCATGAACTACTCTTGGATATAGCCACTTAGCAGGTGTCAACGTAAAAGCGTAAGTACCAGTCTGACCTCTCCACGTCAACGCACCAGCGGCATTGGTGCCAGATGCAAACTCACCAAACTCACACCATGAAGATATATACATTACACGGTCAACAAGCCACTGGTATTCCGACCAACGCTGTGTACCATTGCTCTGAGTAATTGCCTGTGCTGAATTATTAACATATTCACCAGTGGATTGTGCAATAGAAGCACGTTCATATACCAGTCTTGCCATTTCATTATAAGCTGTAGCTGGGAAATAATCCTGTGCCTGCAACACTCTTGACACAAGGTAGTCAATGGCAGAACCTTCTAATTTGGCCATAGATTCCATCATGTGTCTCATAGTGACTGTCAAACGGTCACTGAACGCCTCTTCAAGCAGATTATACAACCCGCTATTCTCGCCTTGCCAGTAATATTCACCGTACTGATTCTTGTCGTGTATTTCCACATAGTACGGCTTGCGATTTTGGCCGATATTGTTAGTTGGCAATACCGTGTCAAGGTCATCCTGCATCCAGCGTATCTTTAATGTTACTGGATCAACATAGTAGTAAGTGTTCTTAGCTCGGTTGTCAGTACCTGCAAAGAATAAATCGAATGCCTGATGGAACAGTCCGTCATCTACGTGTATATAGGTCTCGGCATTAGCGGCGAAGTGTGCCGTCCTTATGGTTTTGGCACTGGCAGTAATGGCGTCAGATGCAAGTCCAGTCCATGTCTCGGTGCTATAGCTCAATTCATTAGCAAAGGACTCATATTGCGTCCTCATGTTTAGTGTGGCTCCATTGATACCTGCTGGACGCCATTCGCTCCTTAGTGTGTCATAGCGGAAAAGGTCATATTTTTGTGAGCCTGTCACCGCATCTGCCTGCGACACCCAATAAAGCACATTTGTTGATGGTTGGCCATATCCATTTTCGGTCATGGCGTAGGGCGAGCTTGCTTTTAGGTGGCTTTCCGTAGCGTCATAACACTGGATATTCCGTGTATGCAGATAGATGAAGTTAAAGAAGTTCTTCATGGCTGTCAGTGCATCACTATCAGCCGGAACATCCTCACCGTCTACCTTGGAAGTCTTTCCAAATCCGAAATTGATCTGCTTCACATTACCGATATACCACGCTTCTTTCTCGGCATTATAAGTTACGTCGTCATCCCAAGGGCAAGCGAACAGTGCTAATTGACGGTCATTATCGGCACCTTCCACCATCATCATGTGAGGTGTAGTGGTCTTGTCAAAGCCGAAAGTTGGTTTATCGCCCTTACCTGATCCGAATGTCATCAGATAGCGGAACTCCCAAGGATCATTCTCTGTCTCACGATGGAAGAACAGGAAGGGTTTCTCATATACAGTTAGCCTTGGCTCACCAACATTTCCTGCATTTCTCCAGATTCCAAACTGACCTGGCTCTGACAGATAGCCATCTGCCACCATCTGCTTGAACAACTCATCATAGGCTCTTGTCAGACCCATTTTATGTCCTTGCATTGACGATGCGAAATTAATCTTACCAACACCTTTTGGGAATGGTATAATGATTCCGCCAAAATAGAATCCGGCTACATTGCTATGAACAACACCATTTGAATCAATGAACTCAGTTGATGCAGTAGTTTTATACTGCTGATTCCAATCCCAATAAGTCATAGCCGTTGTCCCCTGACCCTTGTTATCAAGACTGGTGTAAGTTCCAGAATGTTCAGCGTCATCATGGATATGCACAAATAGGCTTACCTGCCCCTTGGTTTCTCCAGAGTTCTCATCGCCGTACTTAGGCAGGTGTCCCGTGTGGCCTATCACATTATATCCTGCATTCTTAGCCTTCTCAAAGTCAATGGCCCCTGATTGTCCCAAGATGTCATTCCTCTGCATCCACTCTAACTTGGCCTGAGTAGTGCTCAGTCCGGCACGGTAGTCTCTTTGAACGTCACTGGTAGAGAGTGCCTTAGTATATACCCTCATGTCAAAAATGCGCGTGTCAGCTCCTGCACTGCCAATCACCAACTTGGCATCGCTGTCCTTGATAAAAGAATCATTGGCATTGTAGTTGAACTCCCGCTCAATTGTATCATTGATGAAGACACGTGCATAATTCAGCCTTACCCCCGTTGGGTCATTGTCAGGATTTAATCCATACACGATGTTTACAGTAATTCTCGTTCTTCTATCCTCAGCCCACTTCGCATTCTGATCTTCCCTCACACGCTTGTTTTTTGTCATCAGGGCCACCTCAGTCGGCCTTATCTCTAATCCGTAGATGTCATGGTCATTCGCAGTGTTCATGTAGGTGCCTAACTTTATTACAGGAGCTTCCTCGTCAGTGATATTGGTATTTTCCAAATCCACCTCAATGGTTACGCTCTTCTCTGTCAGTCCATTCTCAACCCCCGCATCATTCTGCAAGGTGGCCAGTGCATTAAAGTCTATCCTTAGCTCACTGCCGGCATTTACAACCAGAGCGCCATCCTTATAGCCATCATTCACCATATCCAGCGTACCCCATCCTTCAGAAGCTACCACTTGTCCTGTTACTGCATTTATAATGGTACAAGGATTAGCTTCACTGTTACTGCGAGTTGAAGGTTGTAATACAAATACGGGATTGCTTACAGGCGCAAAATCCTGATTATTCTCTATTTCAAAATAAACAGGATTATGGAGCTCGTTGCCTTCTAAATCCTCAATACGCATATAAGCAGCAATCTCAGACAATTGACTGGTAATTCCGAGTTGCGTTACTAATATTTGCTCTGTTCCTGCAACAGCAGCACTTTCCCATCGTGCATATTCAACTGTATCACCTGCATTTGTTAAGCGGAATACAATCTGGCCGTTCCTTGAAGCGGACCATTTGAAGAAACTCACATTTGAATAGTTTTCTATTCCACTTGCAATGTCGTTAATTACAACTATTGTGTTTGAAGATTCACCATTGGGTACGGACATGTATTCCGTTTCAACCCAATCCGTCTTTACATCATCACTGACATAGAGCATAGCCCTTACAACATGGATTCCTTCCGTTAATATATTCGTCAATGACAAAGCGGTTGGCGTTAATGTGATAACTCTTGCGACACTCGCAAAAACTTCCTGTCCTATTGGTACGATGCAAGCCGCATCTGTTTCATAACTGTAATCGATAACAAATGAAGAGTTTGAATAATGCCCAAATTGCAGTCTTAATATTTTATCAGCTGAACCGCCTATATAATATTTTAACTCCAACTCATTGCCAGTAAAAGGTGCTGCAACTGGTGTTGCCGAAATAAGCGACAAGGAGACAACATTCATTGTCAATGTGGTCCAAATAGATGTTACAGGGCTACCATTATCATCACCAACAACACGGACTCTTATCTGATTATATCCAGACAAAAGATATTGGTTTAAATCTACTGGAGTGAACGAAGTCTGGTTGCTTTGTATATTAACGGAATTACGGCTCACCCACGTTCCATTCTGTGATGTCCTCGTCTGAACCTGTAATAACAAATTCTCTGCAACATCATCTGAGCTTCCGTTTCCGTAAGTAATAATGGAGATACCTTTTACACCAATAGTCACATCGGTATTTGGTTGAGTAAGTGCTGGTGTAGCTTCTAAAACAAGCCTTACCGTTCTTGTGTCCGCACCCAAAGTCGGCAATATTTCCTGTGAAAGCATCATAGCCTGTCCTATCTCACCCCATCTGTCCTCAACAGATAAAGATCTCCATGCGTCATAGTCATCTTCACTGCGAAATCCAATAACGACATTTGCGTTATTTTCTGCATTGCTGCTTATATGCACACTACCAATCTTTCCAGGGATTGCATTGTTTAACTCCCGTAATTTGTTTTGCAGAAATTCTCTGACTTCTTTGCCGGAATGGTCGTTCCAACCTTCTTCCAAATTTTGAATATTTGCCATTTGCGTTTATTATTTTAGTTATTACTCTTCATCTTGCCATAGCTCATCATCAGTCCAAGGATAATCATCAATCCAGATACCGTTTGCAAAGCAGCTTTCCAGAGAAGCGTCTGGAGTGTCTATGTCAAATATCAAGTCATCGTAGTTGACGTTGTAATCGTCAATGTTCAAGTTAGCTTCAATTGCAGCCAGTTCTTCATCACTGACATCAACCTCGCTAACATCAAGCTCAGAAATTTCCAGTAGCCCTTCATCCTGATCAATCTCTTCATTGAAGAATATAACCTGGAGTTCCCCCGTGCTTGCGTCAAACTCCGCGTCCTGTACTGATATTCCATTATTCTTGAATTGTTCGATTATCTTGTCACCAAGGTCAGTATTCGAGACTACAGAACCAATGTACTTGGTAGTTCCGATACCTGATGTAGGATAGCGATAGTATTTGCCAGGCTCACAGATGGAAAGAAGCTGTGATGACTGCAAATCAGAACCACCAACCAGCAAATCCGTATTGTCAGCTGTATAGACGTAGGCAACATTATTCGTGGTGCCAAACTCCAGCTTGAAAAGGAAATTGCCGTCTATGTTGATGGCTGGCAGCTCACACGCATTGACTCTCATCAGTGTCTCTCCTGGCATATAAGCAAGTGATTCAACAGGGAACCTGCTGACCGATTGGCTGATATGCTCATATTCGCCATTGTTATTGAGAAGCACCAGTCTTACCTGAAACGGCTGGTTATACGGATAGTAGGCCGTTCTCGCATACATTAGATAGCGGCTCTGACTGTCAGGCTGCAACTTACTGAACTTTCTTTGCGGAATAATAATGTTGGCATACAGAATGTTTGCATTGTCATCATTAAAAAGACCGCCCCACACTATATCGAAGAACAGGTGGGCACTCATGTCACCAGCGGAAAGCAGCAAATCACCGCTGTCAACATTTACCAATATGTCTCGTACCGTCTTGGCCATTTTATTGATTATAGTTAAATTCTCATTATGTCAGTGTAATCTTGACGATGTTCGCCACACCAGTAGAAGGGCCTGTAGGTCTGGTACCTGCTCCTGGCACCGCGTTCATTGCCGTGCTGTTTATCCATTGCATGATGCCGTCACAGATAATCTCCCAAATCTTTTGCTGGGGATCTTTGTCACTTACATCATGTGCCGATTTCAGATTAGCTTGTGTAATGGTCACTCCAGGCGCAAGGAAAGGCTTGGTAGGAAACATAACACCTGCATTTCCAGTAGGTGCAAGCTGGAAGCCTGCTATGATATTCGTCTGCAATTGTAGGAGCCATGCGTCAAAGCTATTGGATTGTGATGGTGGCGCACAAGTTCCGATTATCTTAAATGTGTCCTTTTTGATAGGGTCTGGTGTTGGTGGAGTGCCTGGGATGATACCGTTATACATGATGTCAACCTTGGTGTTTTGTATGAGATATTCCGTAACTCCTTGCGCAACAGCAGCCATAGCAGCAGAAGCAGTTCCACTACTGAATGACTGGCCATCAGTACCGATAGCGGATTTCATCTTACTGATGATTGTTTGTGCAAATGCCGACTTACTCATACTTTACAATTACTCTACAATTACTTAACAATACTCTACAATTATGTGCCACTTACCTGAGAACCACAATGAGGCGCACCGCTGAAAGGACAGACTTTGATAGCATTAAATGGGCCATTTAAGTCTGTAGCTGATGTACCTTTTACTTTCAGATTACCACCAGTGATTTCGACATTGCTACCCTTGACCTTTACGGTGTCGCCCTCAATATTGGCTGTAGATGACTTGATATTGGCTGTATCAGTTTCTACGGTAACAGTGCCATCTTCTTCTTTGATAGTGCTGCCACCGACCTTGAACGTGACATTGCCACTGGTCTCGATAGTAACTTTATCGCCATCAATATGAATCTTCGTATCGCCAACGGTAATGTCTTTTTGCTGGGCGGTCTTTGAGGTTTTCAGCTCGTCACCATCTTCATTTACGATAGATTCCTCAAAACCTTTGGCGGTCTGGGTAACGGTGGACTTATTGCCGGTCTCTTCCAGCTCATCGTAGTCCTTTTCCAGTCCGTCATCGGTCTCTACAAAATCCTTATATTCTGTTACCGTGTTGGTTATCTCGTCATGCACTTGCAACTTGAAAATTGACACATGGGAATACATAACGACATACTCATCATGGGTAGTTGGGTCTTGCTGAATGATAACATCAGAATAAAGCTGGGGAACGATGAAATAGCCAGTCTTGTTATTCTGAATAGCAGTAAGCAACACACCCTCATGGAATCCAATGGGGTCGCCGTTTACATCGTCTGCATCACAATTGTATTCCTGTACGTCAATGGTTCCTTTCAGTTCTTCATTCTCGTCATCATCATCGTGTATGGCACAGACATAGCCGATAACCCTGCCAGTACCATAGACACCGCCTTTATGGTCCAGCATACCATGAAATGCGGCTTGCTGGATGGCATCACGGAACTCCGCGCCCTTACCTAATAGCTTTCCTTTTATCATCAGTCAATCACTTTAATGGGTTTGGTGAAATCTGACATCTTATAGGGTATCTTCAATGTCTGTCTGAATCCGTTGACACCGAATGATGTCTTTACACTCTCTACGAAATAGTTTCCGTTCTTCTCTGGTGCCCAAGGGTTCACAATGCCGACAATCTGAGTTGGGGCAATGCGCAAATCACCAAAAATAATGAGATTGCCAGAGATTCCGTTTGGGTTATAGCTATCCCAATATTCTTCGGCAGCCTTGATCAGCTCGTCCATTGTTCTGATGCCATGCGGCTCATACTGGATGACGGTATATTTCTTAGTGTCGAACTTAGAAATGACCTCTGGCTTATTGGACTGGCCTTTCTTGCGCTTCTGCTTCTTGCGAACTTTGTAGTCATGCTTTTCGTGGTGAAACTTTCCGTCAACTTTTCCAACCATGACCCTGAAATCCTTGCTATTTTCGTCCTTTCCCTTGGCATTGATAACAATAAACTCCTTGTCAACCTTATTGACTTCCAAGTTATCATCAACAACATCCCAATCGGATTGAATATACTGGATGGATTTGTTGTCTGTATAGTCGATACGGCTCTTGTCGCCCTGCCACTTGTCATCACTGACTGAGAAGCTACCAACCTTGATTTCCTTACCATCACGGCTGACCATACTATGCAAGCCACCTTTCTTCCATGAGAATAATAAGTCAGCAACAGAAAGATTGTCTGTAATCTCAAAATTGCTAACGCTTATATCCATAGAAGCCGTATGTTTTGCTAATACCAGTCCAGTACCGTCTAACAAATGAAACTTACCTCCTTCTTTCAGGAAATCGTTGACAGTGTAGCTCCCTTTATAAACGCCCTTCTTACAGCTCTTCTTCTTTAAGATGCTGGCCATGTTCTCACATTCTATTTCCAATGGAGAAGAGACGGAGCAGCCGGTAATAAAACCCTCAAATGCAAGCCCTCTTTCCAGCTCTTCAATTATTTCGCCATTCCCGACCTTTTGCAGCTTTTCTGTTATAACATCTTCACCATTTTTAGGCTGATAGATATATGCAAGCCTTATCTGGATGCGATTGCCAGTCTGGAAGTCGTTCTGAGTGGCTACACGCTGCTTGTTCTCTGCATCAGGAGCCAGACCAGTGTCGCTCTTGGTGTTGTCGATAAGCAATGTGTGCTCGTCACTTTCGTTGATCATGTCTGCAACTACAAGTAATTCACCTTGTCTGGATGATGCAGACAGCTTCTTTTCAGTATCTTGGTCCGTTTTGTTACCAGTCTTAACCTCATCATCAACACCTTTATTAATGATGCTTTCACTGATAATTGCGCCCTTTGGAAGTCTGATAACAGCTCCGTTAATCAGCTCCTTATAAGTTTCATTGATTTCGATTTCCTCAACCTCAGTAACAATGGTGCATTTCTCTGGAACCTCAAACCAATTGGGTGCAGTGGCTTTCCAGACCCTAATCTGACACACAAGAACATTAAGCACGTCCTTGTCATAGGCGTGTTTTTTGTATTTTGGGATGTGGGTATATTGCTGTTCCATAATCGTGAATTAAATACCGTCCAACATTCCAGTAGCAAGTGCAAGTCCTTGGTCGGCTGCATTAGTGGCACTCTGAGCAAGTCCTTCAAGCTGGTTGTCAAGAAGCTTCTGCCAGGGACTCTTTTCCTTTGCAGCTTTTTTGAGTGAGTTGTCAATGACATTGATGGTGTCCTCAGTAACTTTGACTTCCTCTGTAGGCATGATACCAACAGCATTGAACGTGTAGTCCTGCTGGGATTTGTAGCCTTCCTTTGGTGAAAGGGAGAAATCCTTGATGACAATGCCGTCAATGTGGAACTGGTCAAGAATCAGATTGTTCACCTTGACAATGCCCTTGTACTGCATAATCTGAATGAACTTCTGAACGTCAGCAGCTGGGTAAACCTCCGGCATATTACTGAGGATATGGCCAGTGACCGTAAAGTTGATGTCACCATTAGACACCAGTTCCTTACGGCTATAGTCACGGCCTTGCACCTTGGTAATGATAAGGTTTCTGTCAGAGTTAATAGTGACAAGTGCAGTTGGGTCATACCAAACAAGGGTGTCGCTTGGGAATGGTTTGTTGGAACCTAAATCAAGTGCATTGCCGCTATTCGTTTTCTTATTAACTGTTGTGCTGTACTGAATCGGGTCTTTTACTGGTATTCCGAGCATGATGGCATCAATACACTTATTACCATAAATATCATAGGCAACAACAGAATTTTTGCCATTATTGACCTTCATAACACCATACTTCGCATCATCATTCTTCTGAGCGTTTTTGATGAGCTTGGTCATAGCATTTTCCTGCGCCTCTTCATCAATCTTCTTACCAAGCAGCTTATTGATGCCATTCTTCAACTGCTTCATAGCCTCGTCTTTGAGCATACTGGCAGCTTGACCCATCAATCTCTTAGCAAGCACATTGAGTATGGAACCTCCAGCTTCATACTTTGCGTAGAACTGGACGGCTCCCTGATTTCTTCCGAATCCATTAGCAAGGTTCTTCTGCAACCAGTTATTACCCATACTGGTAGCACTGTTTGCGAACCCGTTTGTCAATGATAATCCTAAATTTGCGAGTGCCATTTTATATCGTTTTATTTATGACATACTATAATCACCTCTCTGCAGGCTCATTACGATCTGACTCTTCAAGATGTCAAGTGCCTGCTCAATCTTATCTTCCATTGCGCCTGCCAGCTGTCTTTCCTCTGCATCAGAAGCAATAAGCATCTTATCGGTGTTCATCAGCTTGTCAATGTTGATGACAACCTGGGTAGGACGTGCTGCGTTCTGTGCGTATGAGCTTTCGTAACCCTTGTTCGGGTTCTCAACTCGCGCAATCGGTTGAGGCGTAACTTGTTTGTTGCCGTTGTTATTTGTTGGTGTAGGACTGTTCTTTATGTTTCCACCATTTATTGTGTCATAATGATACTTGATTGCCTTGTTAATGTCTGTTTCGCTATAACTTCCTCTATTGAGATAGTTATCTATGCTGCCGTATTTTTTGATGACGCCAGCCTTGTATCCAGGAGAACCCTCAATCCATTCTTTCAGCCATGGAACGAATGTCTTTACTTGGTTCTCTGTCAATGTACCGCCCGCCTTTACGCTTCCTCCAGCAGCTCCAAGAACAAAATTTCCCATCCCCATGTCTTGACCAGCATCTTGAAGCGTTTTTTGCATACTTCCATATATATTGGCAAGCATATCATAGAATGTCATAACGTCATTGGGGACGGTTATACCAAGTGCAGCCAATCTTGTCTGGAAACGTTCGTAAGTAATGGTTCCATTGATAAATTGCAGATTAAGTTGCTTTTCTATGCCATTTACATCTGGTAACGTAAAGTTTACCGCACCTGCTATGCGTCCTATCAAATCGAAGATGACGGGTAGCTGCGTCTCAGTCATATTCTTCAATTCATGAAGGGCAATATAGCTTCCATACAGGGGATTGTCAGGGTTCGTCAATTCTGACAGACCCTGGTAGATACCCTGCTGATATTGCAATGTATTTGCTGCTGCAGATGTACGCAAATTTCCGATATACGATGAACTTTTTCCTCGCAGATCGGTTAAATTCTTGCCGCTTGGATTGTATCGTTCTGCAACAGCCTTTGCATCAGCAACAATCTTATCCCATTCCTCATTGCTCTTTTCTTTATCCTGAATAGAAGCCCACGCCTTTAACCGCTCCTGAATGGGTTTTGCAGCCTTTTGTGCATACTGGGAATTGGCACCTGCAAGAGCTACCGCTGCAAGCGCTACATCATTGCTGAAATAATCAGTATCTGTTACGCCCCAATATTTTTGACGAACATCACGCTCATTAAGCCTACGACCATAAACAACCGTAGACATATCCTCAATCAGTTGCAAACCTTTCTTGGCAAAGTCGCTTCTGTTTCCTGCATTTTGACCAAAATAAGAGCTAATCCTTGCATTGTTCTTTAGCATCGGGTCAACTTTATACTGGCCAGCTTTAAGTGCAGAATTGATGGGTGTAAGCTTACCTGTTAGATTAATAAGACCCATATTCTTACGAATCTCGTTAATCTGTTCTGTTTGACGATGGCCTATGTTCGCAGCTGTAGCTCCGGATATTTTTTCGTTCCTTTCGTTACGAATTCGGAACTCTTCCGCTTGCTTCTTTAGTTTTTTTGTGTATAGGATGGCGGCAGTTGCAAATGCGCCAATGGCAAGTCCTGCTATACCTAACGGACTTGTAAGCGCTCCAAAAGCAAATCCAATTTTAGATATAATACCACGAATACCATTCAATAATGTCGTTCCAATACTGGAAAAATCAATGGCCATTGCTGCCCTGCCAGCAGTAATTCCGCGAGACCAACTTGCAGCAGCGCGTCCTCCACGACCAAAGAAATCACTATTATATGCACGACCATAGATTCTTTCATATCGATTAAATACATCTGCACTTCTCCTACCGCTGTTTTGAGCTGCGGCCCATGCCATCATTGCGCTTGTCGCAGCATCACCCTTGATGTTCCTAATCTCTGTAGCATGACGAATAGCCATTTGTTCAGCACGATTTGCCGCACGGCTACGCATAGCAATTCTTTCTGGATTGGTGTATGCCATAGACCAGAACACACCTGGTGCAGCAGAACCATAAACGGTATTTCTTAAACGCCATTTCAATTGGTCAGCCTTTACCTTAGAAGCATTATGTGCGGCAATAGCCATTGCAGGGCCGGACATTGGATTCAAGTAATCACTACCGAATCTCTTATTTATTTCATTTACTGATTTAGCTCGACGAATAGACTCAATATTTGAAATTGCTGATATCCCAGATAAAACAGAACGGCTACCAATACTACCAACAGCCGTCAACGGAGTCAACAACGACGAAACCAATCCAATCAGCTGCGTAAATGGGGTAATCAAATATCCAATCTGTGTGCCGGCCATTTGCATAATCATTACCCATTTCGTAATAGTGGGTATTGTTTGGTACACTTTAATCCAAGCACCGACGAACCATTTAAGTGCCTCTCCGATACCCTTGATGAGGTCGAACAAATCCCTGATAGTCTTGATAAATTCAGGTTCTTTCAAATACTTAATCAACCCGCCAAGCGTATCTTTGATATACTTCTGCATATCATTATCCTCAAACACCTTAACAACGGCCTCAGTAAATGCAGACTTAGCTTGCGCCCACATACCAGCAACAGTATTCTGCTTGGCTAAAGATACAGCAGCAGAGTTACCACTTGCACCTTGAATCTTAGCAATAAGTTCTGCCAAGCCACCGATATTGCCCAACAGTGAGGCACCACCGGCAGCAGCCGTTACACGGAACAACTTACTGGCAGCATCGAATGTATCGAGATTGTTCTTTGCATCTTTACCAGACAACAGATTGCCGACAACATTTCTTGTGTCATTAGAACCAGTCAGACGAGATATGTCAGAAAGAATCTCAAACAAAGAGCGACGATTACCGTTTGCGTCACGAGTCCGCAAGCCAATCTGCTGCATGAACTTTGCCTGATTCTTATTGGGGTTGTAAAGGTTCTGTAGCATCATACGCATAGTAGTACCAGCCATTGAAGCCTGAATACCACTATTACCCATGATACCGATCATAGCCAATGTCTCAGCAAGTGACTGACCAGAAGCAAATGCCATAGGACCAGCATACTGCAGCGATTCTGCCAGCATCATCATGTCGGTATTGGTGCTGGTGAACGTCTTGGTCATCATGTCTGCAAGGTTGCGCATCTGCTCTGGGCTTCTCTGATAAGTGGTCATAATATTGGTCATCTTATCTGCAACAATGCCCAAATCCATGTCACTAATAGCGGCAACATCTGCTATAGGAGATATTGCCCCTTTAATTGCAGGAATATCCAAACCAGCCATAGCCATAAACCGAGCTGCATCGGCTGCTTCTGGAGCCGTGAACTTGGTACGCATGGCCACGTCTCTTACAACACGAACCATGTCAGCATAGTCCGAATTGAAGTTGTTGCCCTTGTAGTTGTCACGAAGAATGGCCCTTGCCGTTTCCATCACGTTCTGGTAGTTGACGGCATCAGAGAATGAACCACCGATGACACCCATAGCACCACCGATACCCATCATAACACCCATGCCCTTCATCATATCAAAGGCAGCTGGAGTACGAGCACCGAATGAGGTGTTACCAGTAAACGGATAAGCCCACTTACGGGAACGTGTGTAGAAATCGTCAGCAGACTTGGTATATACTGGTGTTCTGCGACTGCCTCCAATGGCACCGATAGTTGTTGTTCGACCACCAGTTTCACTAACTCTTGCGGCAATATTGTATGACCTGCGATCAGATGGCGGCATCTTATTGACCAAACGCAATAGCTGCTCTAACCTTGCGATATTTTCAAGGCCAGTGGTCTTTAAGTTGACAGTATATGTTCTGCTACCAGTTCTGGGAAGTGATGCCCAAACGGTACGAAGTCTCTCCAATTGAGCAACTTTGGATTCAAGACCAAGCGTATTGATATTAAGTCCAAAGTTCTTATTGTTACCACCAGCTATCTTAGCGGCAACCTTAACCTGGATGGGTGTTGATGGTGGCGTGATGTTCTTCTTATACAGAACACCTCTCAACGGCACATTAACGGAACCAGTTGGCTTAATAGAGTTGACGTTAATCGTACCGTTTCCAGATAATGCGGTCTTTAACTGGATAGGACGTGTGTTAGCAAGCGACTGCAGACGTGCAAGTGCTTGGTTCAAAGCAAAGCCACCACTGCCATCATGCACCATTTTGAATGGTACAGGACGGCTCTTTGCAAGTTCTGTCAATCGTGCTAAAGCCTGATTAAGGCTGAAACCACCACTGCCATCAGATGCAAGCTTATAGGTTATAGGATGACGTTTTGCTAATTCTTGTAGGGTGTTGTAACCGCTTGAAGCACGTGCTAATAAACCACTACGGTCTAATTGTGTTCCAACAGAAATTGGGGCTTTTGCACTTTGCTGCAATTGATTCAACTCTTGTTGTAAAACTCCAATTGCCCCTGTAACACCATTCTTTCCCTTTGTTTTTGATTTTGCAATCTGAGCTTCTACATTGATTTTGAATATTTCAGAACCAAGCTTAGTACGCAATTCACTTATAAGTGGAACAAGGCTTACATTAGCACTAAAGCGTTCAGCGGCTATCGTAGCTTTTGCAGTAGCAAAATCTGGTATTAATGTTAATTTTCCAGTAAATGCCTTTTCTATTATCTGTGATTGACCGCCAAAAATAGAAGTCGTAGAGCCACCAGTAGATACTGATGATGTTGATGGTGTGACGATTTCTGCTTTTGTACGCATAGCATCTACTTGACGCTGTGTTGCGTAAGCTTCTCTTAGTCTAAGAAGTGCAGAACGTCTGCTTTGATAGACATTACTATTTTTGAAGGATTTTTCAAAGCGTTCAAGCTTTTCTCTCCATTTTGTCAATTCAGATAAATACTTTTCATATTCACCAAATTGTTTGTATGACCTATTAAACTGCTTTTCATCATACCCACCAGCTTGCATGATGTGTTGCTTTGCTTTTTCTGCTGCTTCGAGATTTGCAATATCATCTGTAGAACCAAATCTCTTCATAGCACTATCATATTCTTTGAAAGTGTCATAGAAATCTGGTCTTGCAACACTTAATGGGGCCGTAATTGATTTAGACAATTCAGCTCTTTTTGTACGGGCAATATTTTTAGCATTTTCGTATGCAGTTTCCAATTGAGGAATCATACCAACAGTTTCCAACATATTTTGTGGAATAACTGTTGGTTGTGTTGGCATTTCACGATAAGCAGCGGCCCTCGCGTCACGAAGTTGCTTTGCATACTCATCCCTTATCCTTTGTTGTCTTGCGACATCAGCTTCTTTACCATTAATTTGAAGGGCACGCCATTGTTTTGGACTCATCAAATCATTCGGCAGATAAGGACTTCCAGCAGATTTTGCAGCAGTATTGTACTCTTTTCTTGCATCTGCAAGTTTTGACTTGATATTCTTTAGATACTTTTGTTGATCCTTAATGTCTTTGTCTAATTCAATAAACTCTGGTAATTCTCTTGGATCACCGTATGCACTAAGAATATCTCTTGTTGTACGAGTACGATATTTTGGGTCCGGTGGTAACATATCGTTAAGTTTCTTTTTCTTTTCCTTAACGATTTTCTCAACCCTATCTATTTCATCTAAATAATTGTTTATCAGCGACCTATTACCATGTGATAGCTGTGTTTCTTTAGGATTTGCACCAGACAAGGCAGACTGGATGGAGGTTCTCATATTGCCAGCAGATTTGCTGACCATACGTTCCATCGTTCTAAGATTATCTTGTAAATGTTGCAGATTAAATGCAGGCTGAATCTTTTCGAATGATTTTTTCACATTTTCAATACGACGCAAAAAATCATCCATTTCCGCATTAATACGAGAAAGACCAGTCTTTTCAGACAACTTTTCCGCATTACTATACAGTCCATTGGCAACTCTCTCAAATTCTTTCAAAGGACCAAGAGCCTTGTCAACATTGGTAATTATGTCATAATTTACAATATAATTCTTTGTTTCGGCCATTATGAATCGCTGTTTTTAGATTATAGTCATTTCGGACACCAGTTTTTAAGCATTATATGCTTATTCGTTAAGAATATAGGCTTCCTTGATGTCGATAGCCATGTTTGAACCCACTGGCACAAAGTAGCAGTTCAGGTCCAACTCATCGGTCATAAGGATATTCTTGGTATCATCAAATTTCACATATCTTCCACTAATTTGCTCCTGACCAAGAGGATTGACCATGTTAGCATCCAGTCGCTCGATAATGAGATTGGTGATTCTGGTCTGTTCCGTTAAGTTGACAGCACCAGATGACGGGTCGATGTCTATATTTCCGTTGACGTATGGAAACATGACTGACCTGATGATTCGACGGCATTTATGAGCCAATCGGTTCAATGATATAGTGGAAAAGTCTCGCTCCGATAAGGTCTGGTCATTGCTGAAATAGATGCCAGATTCCTTTGATTTATAAGTAGTTGGCAATATGTAGCCTTTGAGCGAGATAATGTTTCTTCTGACTTTATTCAGGTCTTTGATAGGGGTGTAATCACCACCGCCAACATTACCGAAACCTAATTCAGCGTCATTCAGATCATCATTCTTATTGAGGTCGAACTTGTCAACATAGCCGATATTCATTTCAGCAGATGAAAGGCAAAGACAAGCGAGTGCCAATCCCATCATTCCAACTGGTGTCTTATGGTTATTGGCCAACTGCATTTCGTGAACTTCATCTGTGCCGTTCTGACCGAGGATAACTGAAATCTTCGGAAAATTCAAGCTGGTTGCATCAGGTATCTTCTTGTGGTCAACGACATATTTGCCGTCAACATCATCAATTTTTGCCGTATTAGCATTGAGTATAACACTGAGTGGCAAACCATCTGCAGCAGTCTTATTCACAATGCCGGAAAGAACCTCTGCCTGAGATTCTATTTCACCAAGCAAGCTGGTGAAGTCATAGTCACTCAAACCTGACTTCCAGATACATTGTTCAGTCCAAATGCCCAATTGGAATATCTTTCCATTAGATGCCTGCTGGATAATTTGAATGGCCTCAAAGTCAGGCTTTCCATTACTGATACAATTGGAAAACATAACATACAAATCAGCATCGGCACCGACATAATCGTAGAACTGCTTGATGTGATAGTAAGGCACTCCATTCATAAACTCATCTGACAATCCCATTTCCTCAATCTCTTCCAGATTACGGATGAGCCACACTTGGTTATTACCAAAGTAGTTCTCCAGTTGCACATGGTCATCAAACGGGTCCTCATACATACCATAATCAAACAACATACCACATATCTTCTCGTCAAAAGAGAATGTGGCATTGAGCAAATTGAGCTTGCCTAATGAAACGTATCCTAATCCTGGCATTTTACTTGATTTTTATATATTATAGTGCCTATAAAAAAGAAAGAGGTAAACACTGGAAAAGCCCAATGCCTACCTCTTTTTTGCGCCGAACGCAGCCCCCATTGCACTCATCGTATTGGCTTGCTGTATCATCTGCATCTGGGAGTGAAGCCATAGGGCGTTCTCTGACCATTCAGCAAATTCCTCATCGTCCATTTCCAAGTAGTTCTTCTGGGGGAAGTAGTGCGCGATAAGGATGCAGCGCTGGCGAAAGTAGTCTTTCTCTTCTACTTTGCAGCGCTCGATAGCTTTACCAGGTCTGCATTGCGGCTGTTGATCAGCAGCGAAATCTTAGACATGGTGCCATACAGGAACAGGTCCTCATCGTCAACCAGCTCCTTGTCACCGCTGATGAAGCAGTTCTGTGCAAGGGTCTTGTTGGCCACAACGGGGTCTTTCTGTGCCTGATTCATCCAGAGAGAGAACTGCATCGTGTTAGGACGCTTGAAATAGCCGACGTACATGGGCTTCTCATCGTATTCGTCACCGACAACGACGATGGCCTGAATACGCTTGTTGCCAGTGCTCTGGCGAAGTTCCTCAATCTTCTTGGTAATTTCCTCACGCATAGCGACAGAAATGTTCACCTCATTCTCGTCCAGGATAATCTCGCCCTGGGCAGTTGCTGTTTTTACTTCTTCCATAACTTTTATGATATAAATGGTTTATAAATTACTCAGCCTGTAAGATGGGCAGCAATTCACGCTTAACAAATGCCTTGAAGCCATTGTTCACATACTCAGCAACGGCTTTTGCCTGCTCCTTGGTAAGCTCAACTTCTTTCTTGTGGTAAATCTCATGTCCGAGGTCTGCTACTGCAATATCCTTGGCATTAAGATACATCATGTTACCGAGGTCCTGAGAAATGTCAACAATACTCTCGTTTCCCTCGATGTCCTTGACCTTAATTTGTGAAAAATCAACTTTCATGTTATAAAAAATTTTAAGTGATACTCATTATATTATAGTGAAAAAACATCTATCGTAATTCATAAAAAAGCATAAAAATGATGGATGCCTCGTAAAAAGCACCCATCATTCTTGAAATATTTGCTATTGGTCCTACTTCGCATACAGCTCGTTCGACCAGCTTGTCTGCGCACTTGCATCGGTGTAGATGCGGTACGGATGGAGGTCGAAAGACTTGGTGATGCTGGTATCGTCCTGCTTGGCATCCATGCCGCTCTGAGTGAAGTAGCACTCTGCAAGAGTGACCGTCTCAGTGGTGACATTCTCAGCAAAGTCGTTGACCCAGCTGATAACCAAGTTGAACTGGCCCAAACCCATCATCGTACCGTCCTCAGATTTTGCACGGAGTTCAACCTGTGCAAGATAGGACAGTTCGATAGAAGCACTATACTCGATATTGCCGAATCCACGACCACGAGGCTGACCACCAAGACCATAGATAGGCTCTGACTTACGTTCAGCAGACCATTCGATAGCCGTAGCATCAACAAACAACGGGGCATCGGCACTCTCTCCAGCGAGCGTGGTCTGGAGTTGAATCATAGACCACGAATAGGCGACGTGATTAATCTTTGTCATTGTTGTGTCGTTTTATTGGTTACTTAACAGATGTGGTGAAACCCTCAGTGACATAGATAGCAGACGTACAGCCAACAGGAACCATAGCGTAGTCAATGTGCAGCTCATCATTCGCAAGAATGTTCTGAGTGCCGTCGATGACACACTTACGGCCACTGATCTGAGGCTTAGAAGTGCCAGGCTCAACCATGTTCACGTCCAGAGCATTGATGACCAAGTTCTGAATCATGGTGATGTCAGAAGCTGACAGACGGCCAGTAGAAGCGTCAAGCTCCCATGTAGAGTTCACGTAAGGCAGAAGTGCCAGACGGACTACGCGACGAGACTTGTGCATCACACGGCCACGTCCGATAGTACGATAGTCACCAGTGCTAAGAGTCTGATCGCAAGAGAAGAATACACCGTTCTCGATGCCGGCATAGTCGGTCAGGAAGATGTATCCCTTACGGTGCAGATTGTTATTGCGGCTGGTGTAGCCCAAGGTCTTGATGTTAGTGAAAGCAGCGGCAGCCGTGAACTTGTAAACACCGTCAGTAGCCTGAGAAGCACGTACCAGATTACCGAAACCAAGCTCTGCATTGGTCATAACCTTTGCGAGGTTGAAGCTCTCAACCCAACCCAAGCTAACCTCTGCAGGAGCAACGGCCAGACAAGCAAGTGCAGCACCGATGTTACCAACGACTGCATAACCACCAAGCTTCTCCTGGATGGAATGAACGTCATCGTTAGAGGGCTGACCAAGCAGTACAGACACCTTCGGCAGGTCGAGTGTAGAGAGGTCGGGAAGCTTCGTGATGTCAATCTCTGCCACACTTGCAACAGGTGCATTAAGCAGGATATTGACAGGAGAGAAGCCCTCATAGTTGATAACGTCAATCTTACCACCAAGAACCTCTGCCTGATTCTGAAGCTTGGTAAGGATGCCATTGTCGATAACGCCAAAGGCGGTGCTGGCCGTGTAGTAAGTGGTGTTGCTGGCAACCTCAGTCTCAGAAGCCTCAACATAGTTGTCACCACTTCTCTTGTAATAGTGCTGTGAAGCAGGATTACCAGTGGGATTGGCAACTTCCTTGTACTCAACGGTCTGCTGTGCGAATGGCTGGGTGGTCCACAAGCCAATCTGATAGATGATACCATTAGCTGCGAGCTGCATCTGCTCAATAGCCGTGAACGTGGTATCAACAGAAGAGTCCATGAACGACACGAACAGACGCTGGTTGTTACCTGCGAGAGTGAAGAAGTTGTTAAGGTGATGATAAACAAGGCCACCCATGATGGTCTCGTCAATACCAGCAGCCTTGACATCCTTCATGGAGTTCACTTCAACCACATTGCCATTGGCAAATATAGTAGCAGCATCGCCGCTACCAAGTGGAGTGGTAAACCCATTTGTGTCGAAAATGATACCGCAAACATTTTCGGTGCTGACAAGTGCGCCAGAACCGATGTTACCGTCAGTGTCTTTCGTAAAGACACCACCTAAGTTTGTGTTCGTCATTGTCTGTTGTTATTTGTTTATTACTTAATTTTTGAAATTCTACTCATTACACCGAGTATCGGTTATTTGCCTTTCTTGACAATGCGGCCTACGCACGTCTTTGGCTTGGCAATCTTACCCTTTACTACAACTGGTGTTTCAGAGAAGCTAACACTGATAGCAGCTGCCTTTTTAGAGGTCTTTTTCGGAGTTTCAACCGTTTCATCCTTTTTCTTCATAGCTGTATAGAATTTGAGTGAAGGGGCCGAAGCCCCTGTCACGCGGTTTTACTCAACAACTTTCCAATAGGTCTTAGCGGGATTGTACGTCTCGTCGGTTGTCTCAGTGAACTCATAGCTGCCCTCTTCACCACTGCGCTCGTACCAACCCTCAGTCTTAGGATTAGCGGCCTCGTAATAAGTGGTATCCTGCTGGGGTGTGGTCTCAGTGTCAGCGCACTTGGTGTAAGTGCCGTCACTCTCAGTGTACCAGCCCTTAGAATAGGGGTTCTGACCAGTCGGGTCGGCAACAGCAGAGAAGATTTCAGCTGCCTTGACATCAGTGAACTCAACGTCATCCTCATCATCATTACCACCAGGAACGATAATGGGCACACCATCGTAGGTGTAAGGCAGGTGGGCAACAATCTCACCAGGCTTAACGATGTTGACGTCCATTTTCAGGATCATCTTCATAAACCACAGCTCACTGTTGGCCTGCAACTTCTCAACCTGGAGCACGTTCTGGTCGCTTGCATAGTCAACACCCATCCAGAGGTTAGAATCAACGTCAGAAGAGAACTGACCGAGGATGATGGTGTTTTCAGGCAGCGAAACGAGAGGCAGTACGCGCTTGCCACGGAAACGACGCTGGTTCTCATCGCGGTTGTCGGTGTACTTGAAGCTCTTGTTGCTTAGATACTGGTCGTACTTATCCCATGTGCTGTAGTCCATCAGGAACTCCAAGTTGGGGTTCTTGCGAATCTTAGCAGGGCAGGCACGCCACATCTTATACAGCTGGGTCTCAACCTCTTCACCATTAGAGAACGTACCAGTGCCGACAGGAATGTACTTGCCACCCTTTGCGTCCTCAGAATCGGCATCAGCTGCATAGTTCATCAGCAGACGGGCAATGGCACCATCGAAATACTTCATAGGACCAGCCTCGTCATCAGCACCGATAGCAAGGGTAAGCTCCTGTGCATTGGTAGCGGCAATCTTGGCCTTGGTAGCTGCCTTTGCAGAACACCAGATAGCGTGGTCGAGATAAGCTTCCTTCTTCTTCAACACCTGCTGGAGCATAGCGGCCTGAACGGTCGGGTCAAGCTCACGGAACAGGAGGTTGTTGTGGGGCTGGAACTCTCTGTAATACTCTTCGTAGTCACGAGGATTGAACTCGATGTAGATCATAAAGTCGTTCGGCTCCAAGGTGCGCTGCGTCCAGTTGAACTCGCCAACACTCGTATCGGGAGTGGGCTTATGGTCCTGGATGATGCGACCACTCTGCAACAGAGGCAGTGCATAGCGTTTCTGGATTCCAGACTTAACATGAATGAGGTTTTCCTTGAAAGTCTCATTCTCCTGAATGGCGTAGGTAAGGATATGGTTAAGGACTTCGCCTTTGTAATCCTGTGCGCCCTGGTTAAATGTGAATGTTCCCATTGCTTTTATTATTTGTTTTTAGTGAATACTCGATTAGAAGTTGGGGGTCAACAGCTTGAAGTCCTTGCCAACAGCAGCCTCCACCTTCTCCTTGACAATCTGCTCCTCAGACTTCATGCCCTCTGCAGCAGCGCCCTGATTGGCAGGGTCATTGGCAATCTTAGCGGAAATATTGTCACGGGCAGCAATGCCGTCCAGTGTCTGCTTGGCCAACTCGAAGTTGTCAGTTGCCAGCTTAACCCAAGTGTCTTTCGACTCCTTGGCAATCTTACCAGCTGCGATTGCAGCTTCAACCATAGAGGTAATCTCAGCGTTGCGAACCTCTGCCTCCTTGTCCTTATAGACCTGAAGCTCGTCCTTCACGCTGTTGAGATTCTGCGTCAGATTCTCAATCGACGCTTTACAACCAGTCAACTCTGTCTCCTTGGCAGCCAGCGACTCCTTGGTGGTCTGCAACTCTGCCTTAACAGAATCAAACTGCTTCTCCTTGGTAAGCAGCGCATTGACCTTTTCGGTAATGGCTGCACCAGTAGCCTTGTCCTCAGCAATACCGAGTTGGGCTGCTACCATTTTGATTTCGTTTTCTGTCATTGTTTTTTTGTTTTGATTAAATTGAAGTGAATCAGTGACTTCTTTTTCACTTATAGTTGTCGAAGTGTTCTTTTGTTTTTCCAAAAGGTGCTGGGTCATCATCACGGAGCCAATGGCACTGAGGTTCTTCACACCGTCAATGGAAGCGGCAACTTTAGCCACAACCTCTTTGGAACTCTTGATGACGTGAGCATCATCAATGATACCGGCTTCAACCGCATCTTCTGCAAACAGCCATGTGCCATCGACATCTTCCTCACCATCCATAATCTTCTGGACTTTCTCATCATCAAAGCCGAAACGCTGCTGATAGATAATCTTCAACTGCTTCTGGAAAGCGGCAACTGCCTGCTTGCCATCTTCATCCAGTTCCTCATCGTCAATGCGAGGATTGTGGATCATCAACACGGCATAGTCACGCATAAAACGCTCCTTACCAGCGGCCCAAATAACAGAACCCATAGAAGCAGCAAGACCGTCATTGATAGTCTCTGTAGGTGTCTGGGAACCAAGGATAACTGAGAAAGCCTTGATACCCTCAAAGCACGAACCGCCAGCAGAAATGATGTGAATACGAATCTTTGACGGCTTCACATAGTTTTCGAGATACTGGAACTCACTGATGAATGAGCGCACATCCCAATAGTCCACATCGTCATAGAAATAGATGTTGGCAGGTTTACCCTGCGCAATCTCACCCTTGACGAATTTTAATGTTTTTTCTTTCATTGAAATGTTTTCTTTATAATAGTTTTAACAATTCTACAGCGTTAATCATTCGGTAGTCTCTTGTTGTGGTTCAGGAATTTGATACACATACCTTGAAGCTGAATCAAAGTCTGCTGGATGGTCAGCATTGGTGTGGCCATTCTCATTGGCCTCTTCTGTCTGGTCAGAATGGTTGGTAAAAGGAGTAAGAACCATGTGACGCTTGACTTTCTTACGGTCAATCCAGATGCTCTTTTCCCTAAACCAAATCTCGTATGTAAGCCATCCAGGTTGCAGGCCATCATCGAAACTGAGTGGGAAATCCCAATAGACTATCTGGCAGCGTTCTGACAGACATTCATATTCACCCTTATGCTCTGTGATTTCCTGATCAATTCGCTGGGCAACATACAATGGGTCAAGCTCAACATCTTCGTCATGCGTGTTGAGCCGGTTAAGAATAAAGTGGATTCTCAATTTAGCACGTCCTTCACCGATACGTTTCTGAGACACCAAATATTCAGTGTCAACGAAATGCACGAAAGCAGCTGGGAAAGCTATCTCATATTCCTTGTTTGAACCTTTTCTGACAATGCGCTCATACTGACCATCATCCCATTGTACGGTATGGAATATCTTTGGGCTATTCTCAACACCATACTGCCAGCGTACATTTTTAAGAATAGCCTTGATAGCTTTAACGACATCAATAATACCGCCATCAGGAATCTGCTGCGGAACAACATACGCATCATCTGGTTCAGTTGTCTGAGGTGCTGATGTGCTGGCTTGATTGCCACTTATAACTTGACCGTTTTTCTTATCAACTATCATTGAATTGTCTTTTCACTATTATAGTCTCAAAGACATCAGGTCAATCGAATACATTAAAGAACAGATATTTGTCAGCTTGCTTAAATGCAAAGTCTAGTAAATAAGTTGAATGACCAATAAATTGGCGTTTCGGTAATTTATGGCCACCTCTTATTCGGCCACCTTCATTATGCAAACCTGCATAACAAAAGAAACCAGAGCCATCTTTATGAACGCCACCCCTTTTATCGTAATAAATATGACCGTTATATTTCGATGGGTCTGTAAAGATACGAACGCCTTTAGTTACTCCACTTTTATTGTTTCTCGCTGTAGTAGATATGGATTCAAACATATCACCATATTCTCTAAGCATACCACCAGCACCAGGCCATGTGTTTTTTCTAATACGTTTTTTTACAGTCTTTTCGTCCAAATCCGGCCATTTATCACCGCCATCTGAATAAAACCGCTTATATTTAAAAGAATCTTGAAACACCTTTATCGCACGAAGAGATACAATAACGGCAAAATTCTGAGAATTGATAGATAGTTTTTCACGAATAGAGAATAAATGCTTTGAAAAATCACGTCCACTAATATATCCGATGCCTCTTCTGCCAGCATTTAATGCAGAAAATGGTTGGTACTTCATTTCCTCTTTGCTAAATCTTCGTGCAATACGGAAATTGCCAGAACGACTCTTTTCTACAATTCCCTTTGGAAATGAATATCTGTAGCTTTTAGGTACGTTTATCCAACCGCCGGAACCTATGCCACCAGTACGTGATGTCCCTTTCTTATTCGGCATAATACTGCTTCCTTATATCTTCAACATATTCTTTCAGCTTGTCCTTATCGGCCCTTGCAACCTTGAAATATGGGTGTGCCTTTCCAAAGATACGGCCACACTTAGCAACACTTTCAGCAAAAACATTGTCAAGCTGGGATGGTTTCTCAGGAACCTCAAATGATGCCTTGACATCTTTTATTCTGTCTTTATTGGCAATAATTTCACCACTTTCTGACATCAGGAAACAACGGCACCCCCATTCAATCGGCGGTATCATCCAGCTTGGGAAATCATCACGTCTGGCAGTAAAGCCTTGCAGTGCATAATGCCAAGGTCTTACTCGATCATCGTTCTGTGTCATGTAAGTGAGATAGGTTGTCGGAGAGCACCACAACCACTGATATGCTATACCCATAGCATACTTGATGTCGCCATTCTCAACGGCTGCATAAGTGTCGTTGTACTTATTGCATATATTATAATAAGGAGAAAGTGCATCCTCATCATTGAAGTCTATTTCCTCATCATAAATATTCGGATTGTACCTCAAAACGTCCTTATACATCTGGTATTCCTGGCATACCGCAAACTCAGTTAGATTATTCACAGCTGCTACCAGTCTGTCACGCTTTTCGGTATCTTCTTTAGTAAGGGTATTATCTTTAGTATTCTTCAAAAGCGTCAATGCCTCGTCAATATCCATCTTGAAACCATCAATGGCATGACCGATGGCATACTGCGCCCTGAGTGACATCATTTCACCCAAAATACGCTCTCTCGATTCTCTGTCACCGATATTTTTCAGCAAATCAGTGAAGAGAGCCAAAAGATTTTCTGATTCCTTTTGGTTTTTATTTTTTTCTTCTTCTGTAAGGCTATCATATACTTTCGAGATACGGTCGCCTCTTACCGCACCTCGTCCAGAAAATTTACTTTAGCATTGACTTTCTCGCCCCTACGATGGCCATACCTGCGATAATATTCCTCATCTGACATGATATGATGGTCATCATTACCATCTTCACCACCGGCAACGGAACCACCAGACATACCAATATTGAACTGCTTTCCAACAGTAATACCAAAGTCTGCATCAATGGTTTCAGCTGACATTTCGTACTTATTGGTAAGCATATCGTACAGCTTAATCTTGTTCTCCATCGACATATCAATCTGATTGGAATATTTGAAGAACACATCAGCTGGAACATAATCCCAATATTTCAGCACTGGAAGAACCTGCTCGTTCATCGCATTCTCAACGATACGACGATAGGTCTTAATGCGAGCACGGAATATATCTTCATGGGCCTTGGTGGAACCGACATACGACTGAGTAGCACCTGCCATACTCTCAGAACCAAGAATCAGATTGGAAATCTCCATGTTGGTGAACTCCAAAAGGCTCTTGTAAATCATTTCTGAGTTAGACATCGTGAACGTCTTGATGTCAATTGAATCATCAGTACCAGTAACCAGCACCTTTTTCTGGGCTGCATTGGCTATCTCCTGCGCAAGACGGTTACGGTCATCTGAACTCTCATTCGGTGTCTTACCATGAATGATGGGCTGGCCGTATGTATGGCTAAAGTTGACCCAATTGGCAATGGTGTACTTCTTAGCGAGAACCAATGGGGTGGTAGAGGCAAACAAACCAAGGCCACCAGTGTCAATTGGAATATAATTGTGCTTATATGTCTCAGACATGATGTTCCAACCTGGGAGCCACTGGCCTTGACGCTGGATGATTCTGCGTTGGCTGATGAGCACATTTCTGCGCTCTATAGAATTGACTTCTTTCAACAATCCAGTAACAGGATCAACATCTGGAAGTATCTCAATGCAAGAGTAACCGTAAAGCTGTGCATACAGAATCTCCTTGATAATCTTTTCGAATTGTGTACCTTGAATCTTTTTGGACTGCTCAACATCACGAACCCATTTACCATTCGCATCCTGCTTTGCAAGCATATATCTTTCACCAAGCATGTGGGAGAACAAAGTCTCAATAACTGCCTGCAAATGAGCATCCTGAATGAGACAAGCATCATACTGGTCGATAAGACGTGAGCGGTCATCCAAAATAGTGCCGTCCTCAGTCTGGCTGACCAGTGATTTGTAGCGACAATGCCGTGTAAGCTCCAATGTGTACTCTTGCACGGTCTTTTTCACAATATTATAATAGGATTCCAGTGGGGTGGTTCCTACAAACATACCGTTTGATGCTCCTTCAATTCTCTTGCGCATTATATAATGGGTTTTTACAATAATAGTTTGGCCGGCTGGGAGGTGGTTTTTGATTCTGAAATGACGCTCTAACTTCAAACCACCAGCTCAATGTGCAGAGAAATTTTGAAACTTTTTATTTCTGAAAATGCCGATAAATAAAGGGTTTAACAATAAATAACGATTGAATTTCTAACCTGAGATAATGACAGAGAACTATAATAGAATAGATACTGTAATTTATTCACTAAACATTATTTATTATGCGTAGTAAAACAAGCAAATGGTTTGAATGTACTTGTCAGTACGAAAAAACAATGGAGGATGGTCTACTTAAAAAGACCAAAGAAACAAACGTCGTAGATGCACTGAGCTTTACTGAGGCCGAGCAACGTTTCATCGAAGAAATGTCATCGTATATCTCTGGAGAGTTTGACGTGACGGCTATCAAGATCGCCCCCTACAAAGAGGTGTTCTTCAATGACGATGACGAGAGCGCAGACCGCTGGTATAAGGTCAAACTCGATTTCATCACTATCAATGAAAAGACGGAGAAAGAACAACATTCGAAAGTCACTTATCTATTCCAGGCAGACTCATTCGAACAGGCTAAAAAAGAAGTTGTTGACATCATGGCCGGTACAATGATTGATTATGTTATCCTCAAAATCGAGGAAACGAATCTATGGTTTGTATTCGAATACGGAAAATAAGGACATGAAACCGAGGAATAATGGACTACAAGATAACAAATCTCGTGAATCTCGTGGAATGTGAGAAAACAGAGATTGCCGACTTCCCGTCATTAAAGTTCGGAAGCCTCGCAAACGGCCAGTCTGTATTCGACGCGACATGCTATTATGAAGAGGAAAAGCTGGAGCCTATTGACTACAAGATATTCAGCAGGATATGCAAAGTGTTCATATCGGCTCTGGTAACAAGGCTTGAACTGGATGAAAGAGAGTTGTTCTACTTGAATACAGACGGCCATATACTAATGCACAAAGACCTCGCAATCCTGTTTCTGCAGTTCTCCAATCCAGACGTTTTCGCATACTTCAATCAGATGATATGGGAACTGATGGAAAATGGAATTGCAATCAGTGATGGACTGGTGGCCACACTTGCAGCAACAAGGGTTCCAAATGAGGTCCTACAAGAAATAATTGATACACGAAACGCTAATGAAACAAGTTAAGTTGGCAGAAAGATTCAGAAACCCTCTCAGGGTACTGGCATTTGACCGCTCATTGAAGCTGGTTGGCATCTTCCAGTCGTATAGTGCTGCTGAAAAGATAACCGGCTCAAAGCACCAGATTCTCCTACGCTGCTGCAATGGTCAGATGATTTCGTCCAAAGGCTTCTATTTTCGTGAAGTGCCAGAGGACTATATCATAGACGTAGATGATTTGAACGCGCTCACATTATTGGATTTTGACAAGCAGATGGGTTTTGATCGTCATATCTATGCAACCAGGAACATGAAGAAAGATGAGGTGATTCTTGAAAGCCAATATAAGAACAGATTCCAAGTATTAACAGCAAGACATAGTAAACAATGGAAAAAATCAAAGTTAAAGTAATCAACGTATCAAACAATCCACTTCCAGCCTACACAACTCCTACAGACGCTGGAATGGACCTGAGAGCAAACATCAGTGAGCAAGTAGTGTTACAGCCAATGGAGCGCAAGCTGATTCCTACTGGCATTAAGATTCAGCTGCCAATCGGTTATGAGGCACAAGTAAGACCTCGCAGTGGACTTGCACTAAAACATGGTATCACCGTTCTCAATGCTCCAGGCACAATAGACAGCGGTTTTAGAAACGAAATCGGTGCACTGCTCATCAATCTCTCCAATGAGACGTTCTTCATCGAACCTAATGACCGTATCGCACAGCTGGTTATCGCAAAGCACGAAACGGCTGAACTGATTGAGGTTGAAACACTGGATGAATCAGAACGTGGAGAGCAAGGATTCGGACACTCTGGTGTCAAGTAATACAATCATTCCCATATTCGATGTGTTAGGTTTCGGGTGGCTTTCTGGCTGCCCGTTACTTTTTGTTAGTATTTTAGGAAATATTTAACTGTCACGTTCTCAATGGTTTATAATATCGTTCACAATATTTAACCAAACTTTTATGCAAAATGTTATCAAATTCTAAAATATTTTTCCTACCTTTGCAGCCGAATCAAAATCAAATAATATGAGTTTACGAGGTTCCATTACAACATCAGACTACCTGCCATTTGAAGAGTATCAAAGGCTGGTGAAGAGTTTAGAAGATGATGGTAAATACCTATGGTGTACTTACTGCATCCTTTCATTCTGTCTCGCACTACGAATCAGTGACGTATTGAAGCTGACATGGAGTGAGGTGCTTGATAGACGTGAAATAACCGTTCAGGAGAAAAAGACTGGTAAGGTGAAAACCATACCTATCGGCTCCAACACATCAGAGCATTTGGCTGAACTATACAAGAAAATGAAAAAGCCTAATGCGCACAGGTACATATTTATAAATAATAGAACAAATAAAATCTATACGCGCCAATACATTGACCGTATGCTGAAAGGGCTGAAAGAAAAGTACAATATCAAGGTCGGCAATTTCAGCAGCCATACATTTCGAAAGACTTTCGGGCGATATGTGTATAACAAGATGGGGCGCACTGAGGAATCACTGGTCATCCTCAACCAGATATTCAAACACCAGTCTATCCAGACAACGAAGATTTACATCGGACTGAGAAGTAATGAGATAGGCAGCGTATTCAATTCGATAGAAATATGAGCACCCACCAGCGTAAATGCCCCTGTTGCGGTAAGATGTTCTGGGATTTCACCAGCACTACCGATGGCCTTGCCTTTAACAAGGCATGGAAAGGGCTTGTTTGCCATGATTGTGCGAGTTGGTTAAGGTTTATCAAGGAGAAAAGTCCTAACAGAGAGGTAATCGCTGGTGTGTGCTATGACTTCCTGCCACCACAAACCGTACTGAATCCAGGAGATATGCTTGGTGGTGGCCACATGAAGTATATCCTAAAAAAAGACAACACCATCAAGAAGAGCAATGACATCTGGAAAATAGGCGAGGTTCCACTACAATTCAGGGAGTTGCTGCCAGATACAGGATGGTGGATAACAAGACGCATATACTATCGCCTGAAACGTGGATTCTTCGATTGTGAGAATTTCGGATGCTTCGATCGCTATCACTGCCTGAGATATGATGTCAGAAAAGAATATGGGAAAGGGCCATACAACATGGTTCCAAAGACATGGCAGGTTGGGAATGAGAAATGTCCGTCATTCTGTAACATACTGGATATAGAACACTACGACGGCTTTGAAACGCTGGACGTATAGCAATTTGATGAAAGCAGAATCATTATTCACCATAAAAAAATAATGATTATGTGGGAAAAATTTAAGAGGTTCTTCGAGACCAAGTACAGAGTTGTTCCTGTTTATGCGGACAACAAGAAATGCGGTTTTGCCGTACAAGTCAAGAGTTTTCTGTCTCAATGGGTAAACGCAAGAGTTCAGACATTGGAGAAAGTCAAGAGCGAGAATGACTTGCTTATTGATAAGGATGCTTTCTTCAATACTGAGGATGAGGCAAAGGAATTTATTGCAAGTAAAAAGACAATCCTATGATTGAGGACCACACACTATGCTATGGCCACCCCTGGCACAAAGTCTGCCAGAGGTGCGCCAGAAACATAACGGACAAGATAAGTGGGGTGGACTATTCTGTTTTCTCCATCTTATCTTCTGCTCCGTTGGATTTGAAGAAGAATGAATGTGAACACTTTGCCAAAAAGCTGCATAAGAAATGAAGAGATACAAAAGAGTGAGATTCGTTGACGCAGAACCGATGTTCCAGTCAAATGCAGAAGAGATAATCGGCAAAAAGATAACCAACCTGACTCACGGAAATGACGGTTATCTGGTTGATGATCCTGATGACGGTATAAGCTGGGTGCCGAAGTCTGTATTCGAGAAAGATGCTATTCCGGCACACACACATTCAGAGATTCTTAACATGATGATTGTGGAGGTATCAAACCACATGGAAGAACTTAAATCGTACACAAGGCACGGCAAGCCTCAGAAAAATGAGCGTGATGCAGTCTATATGGCCATCAGACGTGGTACGCAGTACATTTCAGATTTACAAAAAGCAATTAACTGTCTCAGAAAATGAAAGAATACCCAAGCTATTCGGAAACGGACATCTATCTGTTTACCGAAAGAACAAGAGAAATAAGCAGGAACCCCTACCAACTGTTTGCAGCCTACATTATTTCTGCATTGACAGAACTTATACACTCTGACCCCGAAGATGACCAAAATCCATTTATCTGGGGTAAAGAGGTTCCAGTGGACGTGTTTGACAGATTCTATGCCTCTGCAGTCAATGACTTCATAGAGGCCAAAGAAAACGGCCTGCCAATTGACATCAATGGAAAGCCTTACACTATCAGAAAGGCGAACAACCTGGACGAACAGAAGCTGCATGATGCTTTCCAGTTCCCAATCTATGACGGCACTTATTCGATATGCAGAACCGGTGTGAAGAATGTCGAGGATAACCCAACCAACTTCACTGATCAGCGCACGGCATTGAAGAATGACAGCATCTATCTCAAAAAGATTATCTATCTTGCTTATGATGACGAGAATGATGGCTGGGATAAGCTGACTGACATGGAGGTGTTGGCCTATGTATGGGCATTTCACATGGCAAAAGCTCTCAGAAACAACGAGAATATCAATGACAGATACATTGCCAACTGGTATCAGGAGGCCAAGAAATATGTTGATGATATAACCCTCAAAGAGATTCGCAGCACATGGAATGACCGTGTAAAAATGGCCGAGATTGCGGATTCGATTTGCGTGTTTTCTGCTGACAAGATTCGGGAGTGGAACAAGGCAAACGGGCAAAAATCAGTAGTGGATAATGTTGATGATGAAACAGCCGACAACTACTGGTACGAACACGCTGTGAAAAAAGACTTTGCGTAGGTGGCGATTATTCGTCACCTATTCTTTTTCCATATCCTTTCGCACTTTCTGGATTGCCACCAGAAAATCAACTGCATCAGAATGGTTGATAAAGTAGTTTCCTCGCTCATACCTGGCATCATTGGTCGGTGCCTTATTCTCAATGGCACTGGAAACTGAGAACTTATCTGTGATATACCAGTATGTTTCGCCAACCTTAACCCTTGGACGCATTTTTTCAAGCTGATATGTCTCAGGATTCCATCGTAAAAGAGCGTCATTAAGAGCGTTTGTAATGACAGCTATTCCATGCTTGTCAATGGTGTTGGTTGTCAGTTCATGCAGCGGTATGTCGAAGTGCTGCAATAATTCTCCATTTTCCACACCGAAAATGAAATGAGCCACATCACTATCATATCGTTCTATAATGCCATATCCAGTGATGCCGCCGTGTTGGTAAGCGATTCTGATGTGAGGTGCTGGTAATTTCTTCTCGCAAATCCTTGCTAACCGTGCATCGAAATCCAATCCCTGCAGCTTCAATTGGCTATAGATTTTCTTCGCATCATTTTCAGCTGGTGCCATGATCCTGTCAGTTGAAATCTGCAAGTCAGACACAACCAGTTCGCCATCATACGAAATATAAACGCAAAAAGCACTGTAGTCTGGTGTGCATGATGACAAAATTCCTATTGTGTGGCCATATCTTACGACATCACCAGACCCATATCCAGTTCGGAACCACTGGATAAACTGCTCGTATGTGGATTCTGATTTCGGATGCGCCGACTTGTGAGCATATCCCAAGTTATTCTTCCTGCAATAGAGAAGAATTTTTGCCCAATCATCTTCTGGGAACCTGCAATGTGTCAGGTATCTGTTGACCTGCTCCTTGGTCTTGCTCATAATATGCGCATCATCAATTTCGGTGCAAAGGTATGCAAAATATACCGAAAATTGGCATTGGATAAAATATTTTTTAATCAAAACTTGTAAATTTGAACAAAAACCACTATCTTTGCCCCACAATTTGATGAAAGCAGTTTTGTTATAGTTTGATGAAAACAGATTCGTTCTCATATAGCAAAACGAATGAAAATCAGGGGAATCAAGCAGAAAAACCCCATCGTAGAAATGGATGGGGAGGTGCGTCTGCCAATCTTTGAATACCAGACTGTTGTCTCTGTGAGGGATGAGACGGTGTTCAATGGCAGGACCATGCCTATGCCGGAAGCACTATTCGAATATCTGTCCGGCAGTGAAATGAAAGTGTTCGCAATCATTCTGAGACATCAACGTGAACATGGGTGCTGCATCATCAAGACTACGACTATGGCAAAGGCCATCGGTGTCACTCATATCTCAATAGCCAATACGCTTGCGAGACTGAAAAAGATGGGCATTATCCATTATGAGGTGGCTGGAAAGAAGCGTGACAAGGTAATTGATTGGGATGCAATAGCCGTCCTGGACCAGATGAGTGCTAAGTGGAAAGCTGGTGGACTGACTGCTTTGAGGAAGAAACTCAAAGACAAGAACATCAACCGCATCGTGCCTGAAAACTACAAGGACATCAGAGCACAATTCGAGATTAACAGTGACCCGATTGAAAACGAAGAATACGATTAAGCTATGATAGACCCGAATCACAAATACGTCTTTGAATACCAGGACCTACCAAACGGTATCAGGGTTGTTGCTCTCGATTGCAGACTGAGAGACCTGCATCCGCAACCTCAAATGGTGAATGGTGAAATAAAGATGATGGTTCCTGCAGTAACCACAAAGGACTGCACCAAGATTGACGGCTGCATCTACTACTATAAAGGCAGGTGCCAAGAAACGTATATGAATGAGCTGGTAGAGTTCTTCCAGAAATCCTTGAAGCTCGATAAGAACTGGAAGAAAAACAAAGGCATAAACTTCATATTGCCTAATGGATGATCACGATGAAGCGTATGTGGATGACTGCTGCCAATACTGCAAGTCATTCTCGTCATCCAATTTCAGGATGAAGAAAGGCTACTGCATGAAACTGAGGAAAGCCGTGAAGCGTGATGGTTATTGCGGTTATTTCAAGCCCGACATCAAGGTTGAATACCAGATGGAGTGCAAGCCGATTGAAAAGACATCGGTACCTCCAAAGAACCGCTTCTCCAATTAAGCAAAGCGCCACCCCGATTTCCCAATTGGAGTGGTGCTTCTGTTATTACCAATAACTAAAAACCTAAAACTATAAATATTACTACTAACCTAAAACAATTTCCTAATAAAAATGCCCTGTGCCTGGCAGGGCACTGTTCTCTCCGCTGAGAGACAAGTTCAAAATCAAATCATATAAATTTATGACTCTATAATAATATAGTTATATTTTAAACGATTTATTTAGAATCAATGGTTAAAATAGTGAAAAAATAAATCTCATAACTAACTTTTGGCTATTTTTATCACTATAATTAAATATCAAGTTCAAAATTAAAAACAATAAATTATGCGAATCAAAAGGGTTTTTAGTGAGTATGAAAATTTTGTGTTGGGGTTAAGTGGCGGCATAAAAATTGTGCCAGATTTAAGTGAATACCTCACAGTTAAGGAATTTCATTTGTTCAACATTCTCTTGAAAAAATGTGAGACAGTCAGTATTGGCGAAAAATATATCACATTTAACTTCAAAGAGTGTGCTGAAACAAATGCAGATTTAGCGTTTATAACTGGATGGTCCCTTGGCACCCTAATAAAATGGAGCAATAAGTTAGAAAAGCTTGGCTTTATATGCACGCAAAGAAAAAGTCACATGGTGGTTAGAACAATTAACCATAAGTTGATTTATGACACACAAAAAAGAATTGGAGCAGATTTACTATTTGCACCAAAATTACTTAGAAAAGTGTGCAAAGACAAACATTTGTCACAGATCACAGATGATGACATAAAAGCAGCTCAAAAAATATTCAACTCTAAATTCTCAAAATAATTATGGGCAGAATATTCAGAAAAGCAATGGAAACTATAGGTTGTGGCAACAATATGTGGCCACACTCCTTGAAGTATTTCCTTGATGAATCTGAGCTCATAATGATGATGTGGTTTTTAGAAGATGCAAACGTCAATGATGATGAAATTATAAATTGCGGTTATGAAAAGATGGGATGGTCCGAAAGAAAATTTCGAAAGGTATTCTCAGGCATCCACAAAATTGGTTTGATTGATGTGAAACAAAAAAGAAGAATGACTGCAGAAATCACATTGAATGTTAAGGCTCTTATTCGTTTGAGTGACATTATGAGAGATTATCCGAGACTTAGATTTACACTAAGGGGGTATATGTGCGATAAAACAATATTGGAACTTTCTGATTCTGAAATATCAAAATTTGATAGAAAAGAAAGAAGAAAACAGAAAGAAAACAGTTAAGACATGCAGGATTGTGCATGTCTTAAATTGAAAAAATGATGTAAAGATTTAAGACATGCACAATTTTGCATCAAGACATGCACAAACGTGCATGTCTTAAATTTCGCCGAAATGCCGATAAACACAGGGGTTTCAGGCAATTTTTGGGGTGATGTATAGAAAATATATATAAAAAATATAAAGCTATATAGGATAACATATAGGTTATTTTCTTGTAACCATTAGGAATATAGGAAAAGCATTAATATTAGAATATCTGATAACTTCCAGTACCATGCCGTAAGGCATAAAAGAAAGCATTTAAGAACATAAAGGAATCTTTCAAGAAACATCTTACTCAACTTCCAGCATTTTATTTATAAAATATTCATGTGGCTATCGTAAGCAAAAGACCATGTAAGTGATTCTCCTATTAAAGGCAAAACAAAAGGTCACGTATAATTAGCCACGCGCCGCCGCCGAGCTTGGTCGCCGCCACTCGATTCTGCCAGCTCCCAAAGTTCCGTTTTTGTGGCGGCAAAAATTTATCGGGCGATTTTAAGCCGTTCTGAGCGCATTTTAGGCTTCTGGCCTTGTAGTTGCCCGCTGAAAGCCTGAAAATCGAAATTTGGGCCGTTTCTGTGCGAAATTCGGGCATTATTCGGTATTTTATGTATATGGGAGTTTTTATATGTGTTTTAACAAAAATGAAATCTGAAATTTTGGCCGAGAAATTTTTTGGGAATCATCCAAGATGAGTTTTATGGGGGAAAATGGATTTTTCGTTAGTGCTGGGAATCATCATGGTTTTGAACTTATGTTCAAGTGGGTGAGATTTGTGGTGCTGAAAAGAATGGTTCTAAGGAGATTGTTAATGTGGAATGAGGAAATGTTAAGGCGATGGTCTGGGAAAGCATCTGAGAGGCTTCCAGCGACCTATAGGGCTATTTTTAAGACGTATAATGAGAGTGAGAATGTGAGATTGTGTTTTGAAAATGGCTGGAAGAGACATAAATGTGGGAAAATCCGAAATTCAAAAATCGGAAATAGTTTGTGTATGGCTTCCAGTCCGCAGGGTACACCCACCCCTCTTTTTTCCTTTATTTATTGGTGTTTCCAGAGATTTCGACCCCTTCGTTTGGTTCACTTTCCGCAAAAGTGAACCTAATTGTTAAAGGTAAAAATACTTTACACCTATTTTGTCTTAATTCTTTATACGTCTATTTTTTCACTTTTACCATTATACCTTATTATGCAACCCGTGCGCGAACCGTTAAGGTCTGTTAATTTCTGTAAAAATGTGTTTAGTCTTGTCTCGGTTCTTTGGTTAAAAATCTTTATAACAAACGCTATCGTTCGTTGTAAAAAACATTAATACACTTTTTGTAAACATTTCAGAAAAGAAACGTGTATTTTTCTTCAACATTCATCACCTATTTATACGCGCACACTCAACGTACCTATCTAAGCATTTTAAAATGAGGAACTTACAACATGAAAATAAATTTGGAGTGCATTGAAAAACTACCTATGTTTGCTTTCGAAATCAGTTCACCACCGGTTTCAAAATCGTTCTTTCATTTATTGCGACACCACACGAAACAACCGACAACCAAATAGGCTATGCCTATATAAGGACACTATGTGTCTTGTCGGCAAAAGTAGTAAATCAGCCTATCCCTTGGGGATAGAGTGCGCTCACGGGTGTTGGGGTGAAATCCCTATTGGTACGGGGTGTATTGTATCTATGATACAAGAGTACATAGTGGTGCGTCCTGGTTCAGACAGGCGAGCTATGACCAAACGGAAAATCTTTGCACATATTTCGGCATGAGCGAATTGCGTTCAAAGGCATGAGTAGTCCGTAGTGGGGTGGTTCCTCGCAAAGCTACAGCGGTTCGCGGTGATGGTGTGCAAAGTCTGTAGGCGCACAAGTTGCAGACGTTCATCGACAGCTTTAGCAGTCACGAAAGTGACTACTATTATACTCTCTGACCTGTGCAGGGTTCGACTCCCTGCATGGGTCCGATATTGTCTAACAAAAGGGCAGGAAAGGACTGCCAGGGGTGCAACTCCCCAAACGAGAGTATTATGAAGCAGACTAAGATTACAGTGAAGCAGGAGAACAAAGGCAAGCGTGGTATCCTTGACCTGACTGGTCAGTTATCGCAGGTATTGAAGCAGTTCGAGGGAATCTACACCCGAAAGCTGCCAGAGACAGACGGCCTTACTGTGGAGGACTGGATGGAGGCGCACGGTGTGCCTCGCTTCGTTACGCCGAAAGGTGTGAAAAAGGGCTATACCCCAGCCCTGATTAACGGGGGGTGGAGA